AGTCCGTCAGGTCTCCGTCGCCCTTCAGAAGCAACTGCGTCTGGGTCCAGAACTGATCCCCGCTCGCCGGTATCGTCACGCTGCCCGAGAGCGAGCCGCCACCACCTGTCGCAGCCAACACGCCGTCTGTGATCGTGAGGCCCGAGCCAACCTTGACGCCGCCCAGCAAAGAGGCGGTTGCCGTTGGCAGCGTGTACGCGCCCGTGCTGGTGAGCAATTCCCACGCATAGCCGCTCCACTGGTAGGTGCGACCATTCTGAACGCTGGTTTGCAGGACGGTTGGATTACTGGGAAACGACAATGGCATGTGCTAATCCTCATGGCGTAAATGTGAGCGTCGCACCATTCTGCGTGTTTTCTGTGTGATAGGTTCCAGCGATAACAGTGAAACTGCCTCCCGAAAAATTTCTGTACCAGCCCACATCGCCGTCGAAGTCGAATCCGGCCTGCTGCGGCCCGGCTATGTATTGGCCTGCCCCGCCCGTCCACGACAACGTGCGAGTCGCCGGTACGGACAGCGAGATGTTTCCTTGTGCAGTCGCCGTAATTGTGTTGGTTCCGCTGCCCGATGCCGAGCCGCTTACGACAGTAACGCCAGCCGGCGCAGCCGCAGGCGTCACCGCACTAGATGCCGTTGAGTAGCTGCCCGCACCAACGCCATTCGTCGCCGACACGCGGAAGACATGCGCCGTGCCGTTGGTGAGTCCAGTGACCGTCGCACTTGTCGCCGTTGACGCAGCCCGCGTAAACGTCGTCCATGTCGAGCCGCTGTCGGTGCTGAACTGGACGGTGTAGTCGGTGATCGGCAGCGTGGACAGTGCCGCCGGTGCTGTCCACGACACCGTAGCCTGGGCGTTGCCGCCGGTCGCCGTAACGCTTGTCGGTGCGGAGGGCACGAATAGGGCTCGCAGTTCCGAGTCGGTGCCGCCGCCACCGGCAGTGCCGATCTCCACGTATACGCTGCCCGTCCACCGATAGACGCGGCTCGCATCAGTTGCCACATACAGCGTGCTGCTGGCCCCCGTCGCGGGGAAGCCTGCCGCCGTGGTCGCCTCGACGATACTGGCTGACGAGGAGCCACCGCCACCACCGCTCCCGCCGAGCGTGATCGCTTGAATCGTGTTCTGCGGGGTCTTCACGAACAGTTTGCCGTCCGCGTAGTTGATCGCCACCTCGTTGGTTTCGAGGTCCGTGGTGAGCGGCACGGCACCGGCGGTGTAGCTGCGACGCAATTTGATTTTGTTGGGCATGTGTTACCCCGTGATTGCGAGCGATGTAAAGCTGCCGGTGGCGACAATCGACCAGTTTCCGGTGCCGATCTGGACAGGCGACAAGCGATTGGTGGTTGTCCCGTCGCCGATAGCACCAACGCCGTTCACGCCCCATGCAAACAACTTGCCATCGGCGCGAATTGCAAGCGTGGTGCGGTACGACGACGACACCGCCGTCCAGTTGTCCGTGCCGATTTGATGCGGCGTGTCTCGCTGCGTGGTTGTGCCGTCGCCGAGAGTGCCGTTGGAGTTCCTGCCCCACGCAAATAGCTTGCCGTCGCTACGGATGGCAAAAACAGTGCCTTCGCCACAGTCAACGGCCGACCAGTTGTCTGTGCCTACTTGCGTTGGGGTAGTTCGTGAGGTGACTGCGCCGTCACCAATCTCGCCCGAGCCGCCAGCCCCCCAAACAAACAACTTGCCGTCGGAGCGGATCGCAGCCGTGCCGTAATATCCAACAGCAACCGCCGTCCAGTTGTCGGTGCCAATCTGCACTGGAGCGTTGCGCTGCGTGGTCGTGCCGTCACCAATCTGGCCGCTCGTATTGCTCCCCCAAGCAAACAACTTGCCGTCGGATCGGATCGCGGCGACGTGCTGGTATGACGCAGCAACCGCCGTCCAGTTGTCTGTGCCAATCTGCACCGGAGTCGCGCGAGCGGTTGCAGTGCCGTCCCCGAGCTGACCTTCGTTTCCGCCACCCCACGCAAACAACTTGCCGTCGCTGCGAATGGCGTAACTCGAATAAGCGCCAGCCGCCACGCTCGACCAAGTGCTGATGCCCACCTGCGCCGGGCTGCTGCGAGGTGCGCCGCCGTCGCCTAACTCTCCGTACAGGTTGCTGCCCCATGTGTACAGCAGCCCGCCAGAGCGTAGGGCCACTGTATGGCTTCCGCCGCACGCCACGGCGATCCACGTCAGCGAGCCGACCTGTACAGGAGACAGGCGATTGGTGGTTGTGCCGTCGCCAATAGGGCCATCCAAGTTGGCCCCCCAGCCGAACAGCGAGCCGCTGACTGCTGATGCGCCGCCGTCAACTGTGAGCGCTGCGGCGTTGCTGGTGACGCTGGCGGCATTGGCGGCAGACACCACCGCCCGGTACTGGTCGCCGTTGTCGTCGGCGGCAAGGCCCGAGAGAGCAAGGCTCGACGACGTGGCACCGCTGACATTGGAGAACGCGCCGATGCCTGCCGATGCGCTGGCGGCAGTGCTGGAGTTTGACAGCGCGACGAACGTGCCGCCGCCAAATCCAACCGCTCTCCAGCCCGCCCCGATTGGCAGCGCTCGCTGCGTCCACGTCAGGCCGTCGGTGCTGGTCAGAGTCGTGGACGGAGTGCCGCTCGACACAATGACGAACGCTCCGTCGCCGTAGGTGACTGCCCGCCAATCGGCGGAAACTGGCAGTGCGCGCTGCGTCCATGCGATGCCGTCTGGGCTGGTCAGGTAGACGGGGCTACCTGAGCCAGAGCCTTTGTCTATCACGACAAACAGGCCGCTGCCGTAGGCGATCCCAGACCAACTAGAAACCACGGGCAGCGTGCGAACGGTCCATGAAGTGCCGTTCGTGCTGGTCAGGCAGGTCGATCCACCGCTGCCAACGACCACAAACGTGCCGTTTCCGTAGGCGGCATAGTCAGGCGAAAAGGCCGGAGCCGAGTACGTCTGCCAGTTGATGCCGTCGGTGCTCGCTGCTGAAATTACGCCGTTCGAAAGTGCGACAAACTGCCCTCCACCGTAAGCAACAGTCGGCTGCCAGCCGCCAGTGAACGCCTGCGTGCGTTGAGTCCACGTCACGCCGTCAGTGCTGGTCGCTGATCTGTTTGCATCTGCAACGGCCAGAAACACCCCATTGCCGTACACTATACCGGAGTAAAAAACGGCCGTGTGCGGTAGCGCGCGTTGCGTCCAAGTCACGCCGTCTGGGCTGGTCGCAGCTAGGCTGCCGTTTCCGACCGCAGCAAATATTCCGCCGCCATATGCAACTGCGTTTGCGCCATAAAAAACAGACGAAGGCAACGCCCGCTGCACCCACGCCGCAGAGCGGGCCGGAACAAGATCAGCCTTCTGCCACTGATACGCCGGCGTCCCCGCTGGCGACGACGTGGCCGCCACGCTGAACTGGGCCGCCCCGCCCGCCGCCGTCTGGCTCGTCGGCTGCTGCGTGATCGTGATCGTGTTATTCGCCTCGACCGTCAGCGTGGCCGCATTGCTCGTCACGTTGGCGGCGTTCGTCGCGGACACGACAACGCGGAACCGTGCGTCGCCATCGGCCTCAACGGTCAACCCGGTCAAGGCCAGCGTGGCAGCCGTTGCCCCGGAGACGTTCGCAAACGTCACGCCTGCGTCGTTCGACCGCTGCCACTGATAGCTCGGCGTGCCGCTGGGGCTGACCGTCGCCGCAGCCGTGAATTGAGCCGCCCCGCCGCTTGCCGTCTGGTTCGTCGGCTGGGTGGTGATCGTGATGACGTTGGCAGGAACCGTGAGCAAGGCCGACGCACTAGTGACGCTCAAAGCGTTGGTCGATGACACCACGACGCGGTAGCGGTCGGCATCGTCCTGCGTGTTGAGCAAACCAGTCAGGGACAGCGTAGCCGCTGTTGCGTTGGCAACGTCCACATAGTCGCCGAACCCGCCGTCCTGCTTCTGCCATTGGTATGAAAGCGTTCCGCCTGGCGTCGAAGTGGCAACCACGCTGAACTGGGCCGCCCCGTTGCTGGCAGTCTGTGCAGTTGGCTGCTGCGTGATCGTGATGACGTTTGCCGGGATGTAACCTTCGTAGTCGCCGCCGTCGACCGAGTCGCTGGCACCGAGGCCAGCCGATGCAATCGTGAGCGTCGAGCCGCTTGCAGTCAGCGTGACGTTGTCGCCAGCCGCCAGCGTGACGCCGCCCGTCAGGTTATTTAGACTCGTGACGTAGTTGTGGGCGTGGTTCGCCGCAGCCGCCCCCAGCGTCGAGAGCGACGGCAGGAGGTGGACGTGGTCGCTACGGCTGGCGGTGTTGCTTGTGCCTGCCGCAGCAGTGCCGAGAGCCGATGGCGTGGCGTCCGAGAGCGTGAGGTTGGAGCCGCCGCCCGAGCCAGCAGCCCCCGCAGGAATCCCGAACGCCAAGGCGACGTTCGCGCCGCCGTTGGTCGTCGTGGCAGTCACCGTGGCGCTTGAGCCAGCGGCGAGCGTGCTGGCAGACGCGGAGAACGTCGGCGTGATGCCGTCCTTGCCCGCTGGCCCAGCCGGTCCCGCTGCTCCTGTCGGGATGCCGATGTCGAGCTTCGCAGCGTAGGCCGTGCCGTTGTTGACGACGTAGGCAGGCGTGCCAGCGGGCAGCGTCGTCGTGCTGTTGATCGTCAGCGTGCCAGCGACGATTGAAGCGTTGCCGGGAGAGACGGTCCCGACCGACACGTTGACGCCGCCGCCGTTCGTGATGGCGACGGACTGTGACGACGAGCCGTCCACCTTGACGGTGTCGGCGGCAAGCGACGTGACGACGACAGAGATCGGCTCGCTCACGGGTTGCTGACCTTGAAGATTCCGCTCACAACAGTTCGGGTCACACCGTTGGCGACCCACCGCACATACCAGCGGTAGTTCCCAAGCGGCGAAAGGAGCGACGTCTGAGCCTCAGACGCGCCGACCATGATCTTGCCGAGCGTGGCATCCACGACCGTCAGCGTCGGCGTGAAAACGGTGACACCGGCTTGCGGCACGGCAACGCCGCCGGATGTCGGCACGGTCTGTGCGTAGACGTACACAGCACTCGTCAGCGTGTAGCCGGTGATGTTGCGGCCGAAGTCGAGGGCCAGCGGCACCTCGTCTCCAACCGTGCAATACACGTCCAGCGTGCCGGGCAGTTGCTCAAAAATAGCCATACCCAGATGGTAAAAGTCGGGCGGCTAACCGTCGCTCTTGCCCCACTTGCCCGCCGGGCATTCCTGGTCGGCCCACGACAACTTGCTGACATACCCCGCCACCCGCGCCACCGGGCATCCGCACAGCTGGCAGGCGTCGTTTTGCAAGTGCTCGCACGTCAGACAGATGTCGTGCCGCCGGATGATCTCCTCGTCGCTCGCCATGGGCATCCCGGCGGCGACGTGCGAGACGGCAGCGCTGGCGAAGTTCTTCACCTTGGTGAGGAAGCTGGGAGCGTCGGAGCGGGCGAGGTCGGGTGGTGGTGGCGACGGCTGCGGCTCGTAGCCGGGCTTCGGCGTGCGTGGATAAAACTCGCTCTCCACGTCAATCGTCCACTCGTCGCCGTCCTGCGATACGACGCACGGCATCACCTCGTCGAGCGTGTAGCCACGCTCGGTGCAACGCTGCTCAAGGTTTGAGCGATGGCAGGTGATCATGGGAGCGGGTTGAAAGAAAACGTGATACTTCCACCTGTTGCCGCAAGGACATATCCTGCGGCATTGCCTAGACCAGCAATAGCAAGAGGGGCGGCTGCGCTTAAGTTCGCTGGCAATGCGCCAGAATCCGTTGCTGTGCCTATCACATCGCTACAACCTTCATAGTGTGCAGTGATGCCGATATATGACTGTCCGATAGGTGCTGGGCTGCATGCGGAGACGGCGGCCTGCGTACGCGACTCGACATGTGAATAGATTGCATAGCGGATGTCGCTATCAACCGTAAAAAACACCAATATGACATGCAGCTTAGCGCCGTTGCCAATTGCGAACTGACCGACATACGCGCATCTCCCAACGCCGCTGCTATGCGTGCAAAACGAACGGCCGGGAATTTGGCCATTGTCTTTTGTCAGCGTGCCACCACCAGACGCGCTTACTGAATATTCTTGATCTGGGCACAGGTACGAAACAAATGAAAGAGCATAAAATCCCTTTGCGGTTCCGCTCGTGCTCAAGGTTATTGTGCTTGCATCACAGATTGAGCACGGATTCGGCGTGCACGTCGTCCCCACCCCCTTGAACACCTTCCCCGCTCCTTGGCACTGGCACTGCGGCTTGACCGTGCACGTCGTGCCCTCGCAGCACGCGCCCTCCTTGCAGGCTTGCAGGCAGTCGGCTTCGGTGGCGTAGCCAGTGCGACCTGTGGTCGTGACGCCGCTGGGCAGGTTGGTGGATTGGTAGCAGGGCATGGTTTACTACCCGACAACGGTGAATGTTGCACAACGTTTTAAATTAGTCGGACGCTCGCCAACGCCTGCCGGCACCAAGCAGAGAGCCCCGTACTCCATTGAAAAAGACCAACGTATGCCACGCAGGTTAGCAATGCTCTGGCTGAACGGGCCGTTAGACGCGAAAGCAAAATCTGCGAAAGTCGCTCCTCTGCCGTTGTCGGGTATGACGTTGACAGCGGCAGTCTGAGAAGACCCAGACGCTGGAGGTGTGTCTGGCATTGCGCAATCACCAGAAGTCATGCAGCATTGTGGTAGGTTTGCTTGCGGCTCTGGCTCTCCAAATGTCACCAAAGCATTGATCTGCAAAGTAAACTGCTGAAGCTCAGTGAACCCTAGACCAGCCTGCCACGGCGAAGGAGTCCCGGAGAGCACTTTGGGTCGCACTCCAGGAAGCACAGTAATTGGCCTACCCTGAAACACCCCACGGTAGCAGCAGGCGTTGTAATTTCTCCAATCGTTTTCTGTTATTGAGAATGTGCTCCGCGTAAGCGTTATATTTGTAGAAAGCGATTGCGATGCCTCTATGGTTCGCTTTCGGTATGTAGATGCCCCTGCCGATGTGAACACGTAGGAACTGACGGAAAGCCCCGAGTATTCAACGGAGAGTACGATATGGTCTGGCGGAATGTCATTTGTGCCGGTGCCGCATGTCCACGGAATTAATGCTGGATTCACATTGCTTCCACACTCGTTGCCATAACAATACCACCCCCCGCAGCACCCGCAGTTCTCTGCGATCTTGCCGTCCTTGACGATCAGCGAGCCGTTTTTGGTGGCGAGTGTCATGTGCAGGCCGTGGTATCAATCCACGCCAATCCGCCGTTGGCGGCGTGCGTGAGAACTTGTTGCTTGGATGCTGAGTAGCCTGTCAGGCCCGTAAAGTCGAATGACGCCAAGTAGAACGCAGAGTTTGCTCGGGCCAACACGACCCAGACGCCAGACGGGATCGTGGCTGCGTAGTTCCACGCTTCAACCGTATCGCCGCTCGACGCGGCTTCGCTGCCCGGCGTCCCGACGTGAATCGTCAGCGTCTGGCTGCTGCCTTTGTTCCACGTTGCCGTCGTCTTGCTCAGGTAGTGCGACGAGGCGTACGCCTGCCCGCTGCCGTGCATCCCGCTCTGCGAGCGGTTCCCGCCTTGCACGGTACGCACGGTTTCGGCGATGGCCTTTGCGGCGTCGTGCGTGAACGTGACGCCTTTTGACTTGTTGGCTTTTTCGCGGGAGGCCATGCGTCATGCTCACGACGGGAGTTGCGAGAACACGCCGGAAAAAGCCGCCTCGCGGTAGACCTTGAACGTGAGCATGTCGGGCGGTGAGCCGGGCGACTTGGCGACTCCGTTGCTCAAGGCGACAGGCTCGCTGACGGGTTCCTTCAGCTTGTCGAGAATCTTCTGCCTTTGCCCGCTTTTGATCTCGTTGTAGCCAATGTCCCACAGCTTCAACGCCCACCCTTCCGGTCGGTACGCCAGTTCGACCGACACCTGCCAGTACGCGACTTCAGCGTTGCTCACCTGCTCGACTTCACGCTGGCCGCTGATGGATTGGCACTTCACCGTGCCGGGCGGAAAGCCGCTCCACGAATCGCTGTTGACCGTGTTGATGTACGCCATCGCCATCGACTTTGGAAACGACTGCCTGTTGCCCGTGATGGAGATTCGCCACTCGGCGTGTTCCTTTTCCGCACCCTCAAGCGGGTCGCCTGCGGTGTTGACGATCAGCTTGGGCGATGAGAACCCGTCGTTGTAGTGAACGATGGCCGGGGCCGTAGTAGTGGAGCCAGCGAACGAGAACTTGTCTTCTCGATTCCACGGCATCGCCGCGCGATCTTCTGGCTTGATGAGGTCGTAAGTGAACTCGACTTTGTAGTGCAGCGGGTCGCCATCGTTCTGGCAACTCATGTCGGTGACATACACCGCCGGAAACTCAGGGTGCGGTGCCAGCCAATCAATGCCGATGCTGTTGTTGATCTCGCTGACAGGCGTAGTCGGGTCATCCACCGTTGCGATGAACGTGCGTTTCACCTTCACGTTCTCGGCGAACTTTTGCGTGGCCCCGCGACCGTCGATGACTTCCCGCCATGCGATGACGCTCATATCTGCACAACCTCCTGCTCGGCCAACGCCTGCTCCACGTTGGCAAGCAACCGCGTCTGCTTCTCCATCTCCTTGAGTTGCCGCTTGGTGGGATCGTCCTGCCCTCGCAGCAGCCGGAAGAACGTCGAGGCACCCTCGCTGGAGTTCACGTCCACGGCACCGACGGCACGGCGGTCTGGCCCAGCGTTGCGCTCTTGCTTGTCCTTGGCGTCGGCGATGGAGTCTTCAAGCTCTCCGCGAATGTTGCCCATCCGCTCGCGGAACTGCTCTCTGTCGATGATGCCCTTGTCGAACGCTTCCTTGAGCTTCTTTTGATCCTCGCGGAACTTGTCGGCGGGCGACTGCTCCGCACCGCCGGGCAAACTGGCCGCTGCCTTGTCCCGTACCTGCGCCTTGGCCTTTTCTTTCTCGGCGGCGGTCAGCGTCTGGTTCTTGTCGATGGCGTCGAGTTCTTCGTTCACCTTGTCCATCTCGCTCTTGAAGCCGTCGCGGATTTTTTCGGCGAACTTTTGGTCTTCGCCGAGCCGCTTTAACTCCTCGTTCATCGCATCGACGGCCTCGCTCATCTTCTCCTTTGCCGCTTCTGGCGAAATCAAACCGGCTTCCATGTCCTTCTTGATCTGCTCGGCGGCAGACGCGAACTGAGCGCGGATCGGATCGGCTGCGGCACCAAGCTCGGCACCGGCCTTGGCCGAGTCTTTGATCTTTGCGGCGATTTCTTCGCTGGCCTTTTTCTGATCTTCTTGTGCCTTCTTGAGTGCTTGGGCGGCTGGCGTCTGTGCGACGAACTCGTCGGTGATTTTCTTTTCAAGTGCAGCCCGCTCCTGCGCCGTTAGCAGCCCACGCTTTTCGAGGTCGTACACCTCGTCAACTTTTTGCTGCATCTGCTCCCACGGCGACAGCAGGCTTTCCTTCATCGCCTTGGCCCGCTCCGCAGCCTTGTTCTGCGCCTGCTCGTTTTCCTTTTCCAATTCCTTGCGGCGTGCCATTTCTTCTTCGATGGCCTCGCGGTCGCTGCCGCCTTGCAGCGGCTTGATCTCGATGCCGGTCAGCTTTTCAAACCAGCCAATCCACTCGCTGATTTCTTTTCCGATGGCAAAGAACGTGTCGGCAATGAACGTGCCGACCGCACCGACCGCTTGGAAAATCGGTGCGAGCGTCTGGCTGTACGAGACAATCTCAACGACACCGGCAACGATTTCGTAGATGCCAGAAATCGTGGCACCAACGAACCGACCAAACAGGCCAAGCCCCTCGCCAGCAAGTTGGACGATGAACCCGATGGGCTTGAGGATGCCGTCGAGCAGCGGCGATATCGGTGCCAACGCAGAAGCGAACCCGCCGAACGTCGCAGCAACGCCTTCGGCGATTGTCTGGAACAGCCCGGTGAACGGAGCCAGCAGCGTTTCACCCAGCCGCGTGGTCGCCCGCGTGGCGTTGTCGAAGGCATCGTCCAGCGCCTTGAACCGACCAACGTCGCCTTCGTTCATCACGCCGCCGAGCCTCTGGATGCCCTCCCTTACGGAGTCGATTCCGGCAAGGGCGGGCAGCACGTCGTTGCCAGCCTTGCCGAAAATCTTCATGGCAAGAGTGGCCCGGGTGGCCGGGTCTTCGATGGCGTTCAGCTTGCGGGCGGCGTCCTCAAGCAACGCACTCGGGTTGCTTTCCTGCAACTGCCGCTGCGAGATGCCGAGAGCGGAGAAGGCCAACGCCTGCTCCTTGGCCCCGGCACGGGCGGCACTGATGGCCTTCAGCCCCTTGGTTTGGGCCGATGCCAGAGCTTCCGTTTCGACGCCCGCCATGTTGGCTGCAACGGCCAGCACTTCAAACTCTTGGAACGACACGCCCATCCGCTCGGCAAGCTGGCCTGTCCGCTCGACTCGCTCGCCGACTGCTCCCATCGCCTCGGCCATCATCTTCAAGCCTTGCACGCCAGCGTATGCCGCAGCGGCCACCAAGCCGATCTGCGGGGCGATGCCGATGAGCGACGCACCGCCCGTCGAGCCAGCGTTGGCAACGCCTTCGCGTATCTGGCCGACGAACGTGGAGATGCCGCCCCTGATGCCGCCGCTTCTGAACCCGGCGATGGTTCCGCCCATCGACTTTTGCATCATGTCAAACGCACGGGCGGCGGCACCGAGCGGGCCGGGCAATCCTCCGAACGCATCGCCAACTGACTTAGCGGCGGGGCCAGCTTTGTCGAGTTCGTCCTTGGCCTTCTTCGTCGCCCGTGCGTGCGTTTCCTCGCTGATTGCGTTCTTGGCAAGAAGCCCGTCGAGCTTTTTGATTTCTTCTTCGTACTTCTCCGTCGGCGTCAGCATCGCCTGCGTGATCGCCTTGCCATCCTCCATCGCCCGGTTGAGTTCCTGCATCGCCGGGTCGGCGGCGTCGAGGGCGGCTTTCTCCTTGCGGATGCCGGCGGCGTGCGTCTCGGCAGTGATGGCGTTCTTGGAAAGCAGTTCGTCAAGCTCCGCGACGTTCCGCTCGTACTGCTGCTGTGGCGTCAACAGCGACTCGGTGACTGCCTTGCCTCTCTCCATCGCTTTGTTGAGTTCTTCTTCAGCAGCCTTGGCCGCGATGAACTCGGGAGTCAGTTCGCGGAGCTTTTGTTCAATCAGCCCCTTGGCTTGTGCGTATTGCTGGTCGCTGATCGCACCGGCTTCTTCTTGTTCTTTCAACTCTGCCAACTGCTGCTGCAACTCGTCGGTTGGCGTCCGCAAGCCGCGCACAGTCTCTTGCGCCTGCTTGAAAACACGCTCCATCTTCTGCATCGCGGTTTCGGTGCCGTTGATCTGGCCGGGCAGCGTGGCGATGGTTTGGCGATACTGGTCGGCACTGATCTTCCCGGCCAAGAAGTCGGCACGGTTTTTTGCGAGGTCTACAGACAGCCGCTCAATTGCAGGAGTTGCATTGCGAACGGCAGCAGTGACTTTTGCCTCTGCGGCTGCCAACTCAGCTGCATCGCGAGTGCCAGCCAACTGAGCCATGCCAAGAGCCTCAACGGCCATCCGCATCCGCTCGGCTTCGCCAATACCCTTGAACTTGCCCTGAACCCGGCCCACCTTCTCGGCATATTCTTCTGCGGTGATTCCGCCGCCAAGAAACGCAGATCCAAGATCGCCGACGATCTTGTTGTAGTCAGCAGTCTGGGCCTGGGTTCTCTTAGTTGCAGCCGCAAACGACCCGAGCTTGCCAACAACTTGGTCGATGGCACCCAACATTCCGCCAGCAGAGGCGGTAAACGTGGCGCGTACGGAACCAATTACGTCTGCCATCGCTACCCATCCTTGGGCTGAAACAATCCGCCGAGCTTCGCCAACTCTTGCTTGATCTGATCCTCAGTCATCGGCCTGTCGAAATAAACCGGCAGGAAGGAACGCTCGTCAACGTCCTTCGCACCGGCACTCCACGCAATCGTCGTCGCAATTCTCGCGGCTTGCATCCACTCCATGCCCCACGGCTCATGGATGTAGTACGCCGCCCAGTCGACCAACTCCTGACTGTCAACCGTCGCCAGCAGTTCTTTCACCGACCGCCCCAATGCAAGGGCGAGCCGGTGATAGAACTTTTTGCTTAACATGCCCTCGCGTGGAGGGCGGTCTAGTTTTTTGCCGCTTCCTCCACCGCGTCCTTGGCGAAGCCGTTCAGCTTCATGCACTCGGTGAACAGCCGATCCAGCACCAGCGCGTTCTTCTCGCCAAGAGCGGCAAGGTCGTCGTTGGTGAAAAGCGTCTCGCCCTTGTCGTTGCACAGGCACCGCCGCAGCAGCTTGACCTTGTATTGCGGCAGCAGCTTTTCCTCGGTGCTTGTCCACTCCCGCTCAAACGACTCCCGCTCCGTGCCGCTCATCACGCGGACGTAGACGCTGCCGCCCCACTCGGGGACGTTTGTTTCGATGGAGGCTCGGTCGTCGGCGGCGAGAATCTGTTCTTTGGTCAACAGCATGATCTGCTCCTGTGTGGTTATTCGTAGCTACGCTTGAACGAGTAGCTGAGTCTAAGCACGTCGCCAACTTTTGCTGTCACCTTGATGTTCTCAAGGAAGGCCGTGCCAAACGAAAACGACCAGCCAGTGCCGTTCACAGCCAGACGCCCTTTTTTCCCTACGCTGGATAGGTTGAACGAGCCAGCAATGGCTTCAAGCTCAACAGTCTGGTCGCACGTCGTCTGCTCGTACACGGCCAAATACTGCCCGGTGTCCGGTGCAACATTCGCGGCAAGCGGACGAATCTCCTTGGCCCCTGTAGAGAACGAACCGTTTACGCCGACAATCTTGCCGAGCGTCGATCCGTTGAACGAAACGGTCGTGCCTTGGGACGTGACGACGCTCACGAACGCCCCCGATCAGTCAGGGGTGCCGCCGAGCTTGAACGTCATGGAGAGCTTGACGACCTCGCCCACGGCGTACTTTACGTTCGACGCGGTGCAGACTGCGGTGCCGTTCAGCGCGCCGACAGACGTAGACAGGTTCCCCGACGCACCGACTTGCGGGTACGTCTCCGCTGACGAATACAACGCCTCGACCTTTACCTCGTCGCCGTCGAGAAGCTGCGCCGGTTCGTAGGAGCGAGGGTCGCCGTCAGCCAACGTCAGGTCGCTGGTGTCGATCGTGCCAGTCGACCGGCTCACGTCGATGCCGGTGATGTGGCCGATGGAACTGCCAAAAGACAGCGTCGCACCTTGGCTGGAGGTGATCGTCGTATTTCCGGTGGACATGAATTACCTCTCAGGTCTTGGAGAGCTTGAACGTGGCAGAACCCTTGATGATTTCACCGACAGCCGCCTTGAGGCTGGCCTGCGTGCAGATTGCCTTCGTGCAATCGCCCGCCTTGGTGGACGCGAACGAGCCGGTCAGTACGAACGTGCTCTTCGTGCCGACGGCGGGGAGCGAGTTGCCGATGAAGTCGATCTTCACTTCCGGCGAGTCGTTCAGCGGTGACTTCTTGAGAATCCGCTTGGCGTTCACGGTCAGACCGAGATGCGACACGTCGGTCTGAGCCGCCGTCGCGGACACGTCGAGCGATGTGATCTTGAACGTGGCAGTGCCGAACGTGAACCCGCCGTTGCCCTGCGAAGATTCAATCGTGCTGCCTTGTGCGTCTGGCATCCCTGCCTCCTGCTAGAACGTCGATGTGACTCGTATTTCGTACTGCTGGCCCACCGAGTAGATGGGCATGGCCTTGCCGTCTACCGGCACCACGATGTCGTCCTGCTCCGTCTTCAGCAGGCTATAGAACACGTTACTGCCCCACACCTGTTCCGTCGCTCCGTGTAGAACGCTCGTCACGGCGTTGGCGGCAGTGCGGACTGCGGCGTAGCTTTCCGCGTAGGTGTCCACTTGGATCGTGTATGCAACGGCCTCCTCCTCGACGCCGATGGCGAGAGTCTTGGTGTCGCGGTTGACCGACAGCCGCCGGAACACGGCAAACGTCAACACGCCTCCGTTGTCGGCCTTGGTCGCCCCCTGCGGGGCGATGATCGGGTAGACGCGAAAGCCGAACAGCGTGGCCGTGCCGGGGTCGCTTGTCAGCTTCCAGTGAACGTATTTCTCGGGAACGTCCTGCTGCATCAAAGTCCTTCCCTTGATGCCTCGGCAATGCCAGCCTCAAGGCCCGCCTGCATCTCGCGTATGATGATGTCTCTCGCCTGACTGCTAGTAGCTGCAAAAGCATTTCCAAGCGGGCGCATTGCGCGAACGCCAGCCACGCGACGGGCAAACATAGGCCAGGGGCCGTACCAAGAAGCGGGCGGCGTGTCGCCAGATCTGTACGACGACAGGTACGGCCCGTTTTTTGGGAAACGATCTTCGGTCCCGTGCTCAATGAGGTGCGAGTGCATAGCTCGCCCACCAGCAGCCTTCATGTCGCGTCTGTACCCAACAATCCCAAACGCAGTGCCAACCCCCTTTTTGTATCGATAGAACTTTACGGCACTGCCAACTGACGCCTTCAGCGTGCCGGCAAGCCCGACCGGAGTGTTTGCAGTAAGAGCGGCCTTCACAGGCTCAAGTCCAGCGCCAATCGCCAAAGTCAGATACTTTTTGCAGATAACGTCAGGCAGTGATTGCAGGGCGGCAAGCAGGTACTCGTCGCCCTCAAAACGGACGGTATTGCTTGCATACCCCTGACGCTTGAGCGTTCCGCCAAAGCCGCCCATTAGTCCACCTGTTCTGCGCAGAGGATTTCTTGTTCTTCCAGCCGTGCGCCACGCAGCACAATGCTCTGAATGTTTAGTACGCCGCCCTGCCACCGCAGCCGGTGCTTCGTCGTCAGGTCTGGCTGCGCCCGCATCCGCACTTTGTAAGTAATGGTGTTTTGCGTGCGGTCGCTTTGCACAATCTCGCGAGCGTTGATCGCCATTACGCCAGCCCACACGCTACGCACGACAATCCACTGGTCAGACGTTTGGACAGACTCACCGAAAGCATTGAGCGTTTGGTCGCTCAGCTTTTCGATGGTCACTCGGCGGCGTAGCGTCCCGGCAGTCAAAGCCAAGGCTAGTTCCCCAACGCGATGATCTTGTAGGACGTGCCAGCCGTGCCGGTGATGGTCACGCTGGCGGCGGTCCACCCCGTGTAATCGTTCGTCGCCAGCACCATCTGGCCGCGAGCGACGGTGCCGTTTACCGGCGCGCCAGCCACAGTCACGTCGGCAGCGGCAGTCGCGGTGGCGGCGGCAAGGTTCTCGACGTACCAGAGCTTCACGCGGGAGAGCGTCGATGCCACCGGCAGCGTGGTCGGCGTGCTGCCAACTGTGCCGGTCGTCGCGTACACCTTGCTGACAGTCTGCCCGGTCGTGCCGTTGGTCAGGTACCGCTCAAACGATGCCGGGTACGTCTGGCACGACGGGAACGGGCCGTCGTCCCGCACCTGCGCGGTCAAGGCAAACGACACGCGAGCGTTGGCGTCAGGCATAACTCCCCCAAGAGAACATGGACAGCAGTTCGTCAACGCCGTACGGAACGGAAGGAGCGTTGCCGATGTTGACGGCCACGGCCTCCCGCTGGCCGTACCAGTGAGCCGCCAGCATGAGGATGGCGTGCCGGATGGGTTTGGGGACGGCCAGCCCAGAGTCGCCGTATCCGGCCCACCAGCGAATCGTCACGGCCGCACGGATCGGCCCCGTCACGGGCCAGTAGCCGTTGACGTTGGGCGTCAGCACAGCGGGCGTGCTTGCCCGGTGAGCGAGGAACGTGCCGGGTTGGCTGGTGATGACCGGCACAGCCTCGGTCACGGCAAGCTCTTGCAACGTGACGTTGAGGTAGTTGACCTCGATGGCCTGTCTGCCGGGCGTCGGCGAGAACGGCGGCATCGGCAGCGGGAGTTCAATGCCGACCGGGAACGTGTCGAGCTTCATTTCCAGCCGAGTGTCCACAAAGCATCGCTCGATACGCTGCTCGCAATACTGCCTCGCCGCCATGATGAGGCCAAGCAGGTAGGCGTCCTCGTCCTCATGCTCGACGCGGACGTGTGCCTTTAACTCAGCAAGCGACACCGGCTCGACGATGGGCTGCACGATCTTCTGCAGCGAGCGATACCGCCGCCCGGTTTCGCCAAGGTAGAAGTTAGTGAAGACGAGATTGTTGTATTGCACAGGCGCGTCCTTCAAAGAAAGCGGGGAGGTAGGCTTGCCTACCTCCCCGCATCTTGGTCACGAGGCTTGCGGGCTTCCTTGCCCTCTAGTCACGTCCTGCGTATCAAGCCTTGGTCTGCATCGCCACAATCGCACCGACTTCGCTCGACGTGCCGACGCCGTGCACGGCGATGTCGAAGCGGTTGACGGCGACCATGAGGGTCTGGTCGAGTTCCGCGTAGCGGTCCTGGCTGGTGCGGATCGTCATGGCCTTGCGGTCGCCGTAGATGGCACCGAGCTCCAGATCGCCGAACAGCACCTTGGTCTTGGCCGAGTCGGAACCGAGCACGCTGTCCATCACGTTGACCAGCACGACCGGGTAGCCCATGAACCGCAGGCCGAGTGCGTTCTGCACGTCGTTCTGCGTGTTGCCGCCCGCGAGGCCGGTGCCGCTGCCGCTGGTGAGAGCGAGCCGCTGCATCGACGCCGCGAAGCCGGCGGGCGAGATAAACCACTTGGCGTTGCTCCTCGCGTACATCGGAAGAGCAGCCATCGCGGTCGTAAAGTCGGCGATGGAGAGCGTTTCGAAGCTCGTCGCGGTGGCCGAGCGATAGCGACCAGCGAGCGGCACAACGGGGTTGGTGCCGGTCGTCGCCTCCATCGCCTTGACCACGCCGGTGATGCCGCCGTGAGCAGAGGTGCCGTCGCCGTTGAACCCAGCGTCGTCGATGGTCTTGGCGAACGCACGGCCGATCTCCGTCACGATGTACGAAGAAAGGTCGATGAGCGAGTCGGCCAGAATCTCGTTCGACAGCCGGTTGCTGACGGCGAGCTTCTTGGCGACGAGGTTGACCCGCGACCACGATGCGTTGCTGTCGGTGATCGTGTTGTTCTCCGAAACCCAGTAGCCGGTCAGGCCACCGGCACGCTTCGGAATCGAGAGCGTCTCGGAAGTCATCGTCACGCTGCGGACGTTCGGAACGAACTGGCCGAACTCGTTGACCAGCACGATGACCTCATCCAACACCGGAGCGGGCAGGAGGTTGCCGCCGAGCGAGTCGGTCGTGTAACCCTGCGCCCGGTACTCGGGAGCGTTGTCGGCAATCCACCGCTTCGCCTCGGCATCGCCGAGCGCGGAGCGGAAGAACTGACCGGCCTTGTAGGCACGCTCGCCAACGTCGGCACCGGGGCGGAAACCACGAACATGCGAAACACGCGGGACGGCGAAGTTGGTCATCGGCTTTTCCTCGGTGATGGTGGCCGCGTCTTCAGCGACGACGACCGGGGCAGGGGCAGGGGCAGCACGGTTTAGCACCGCCCGCAGTTCGCGTTCCTTGGCGGCGATCTTGCGGAGTCGATCGATCTGGCTCTTGAGGCCCTCGGCGCGCTGGCAGAGTTCCTCCAGCTTGGCCGTCCGCTCGGCACCAACGGCTTCAGGCTCGTCGGCCGAAGCGGCTTCGCCCTCGTCGCCAATCACGCCCATCTCAGCCAGCACGCTGGCGAGAGTGTCGAGCAGCACATTGACTTGCTTGCCGTCGGCAACAACGTCGGCAGCGGAATCGGCGGGCAGAGCGTCAGCCATGAGAAAGAACCTCCAAGTGATTCGTGCAGAGACACAGTGCCTCTGTCACCGAACGTAGGAGGAAACGGCGAACCCGTCGCTCGGGAGCGTTCTATGTAGAACGCTTGCGAATGTCAGCCGCACGAACAATGCAGCGGCAGCGTGTACCGCACAGCTTGCACTCAAGGTAGCGAAGCTGGAACTCACCTCGCGGTTTGCTGGTGATCGTCCTTAGTTGTCCATTGCCGCAGTCACACTTGTCGCCAGAGCGTTTCTTAGCGTGCAGCATTAGCCTTGAGCCACTCCGTGAGGTCAGCGTGCTTGGCCTTAAGTTCCGTAGTTCGCAAGGCAAGTTTGACGGTGGCCTCGGCACGCTTCTGTGCCTTGCGTGCCTGCGTGTCGAACGACCGCCGTGCAACGTCCAACCCGCCGTCGCCGTAAGCAGGATACGTCACGGGTCCAACATCAAAGAGGTCGCCCACCCGCGTGATCGTGCGGATGTGCCGCCCGTTCTCGTCCACGGTCCACTGCTCGCCGTCGCGGGCGATGGTGAACGCGAACGAACTGCCACGCACGATGCCGCCTTCGATCAAGGCAAGCAAGTCTTGGCCGTAGGTGGTGGGCGGCACCGGGAACTCGTACCGCAGTCCGATTTCGTCCACGCCCAGCTTGAGCGTGTCGGGGTAGCGGGCCAGCGGCATGTTGCTGTCGTGGTTGAACAACGCCCGCGTCATCAGCGGGTTCTTGCGGCCACGCCGCTCGGAGACGATTGCGAAGGCACCGGGGTCGATCCGCTCGGTGAACTCACCGACCGCACCGTCCAGCGAATCGACGCCAAAGCGAGCAGCGTACCCGACAATGTAGGCGGTTTTGTCATCGCCACCCTCGGATGCAGCGCGCCGCTCGACGCGGAGCAGCGGCACAGCAACGTCGTCTTGCTCAACGGCGACAAACCGCCGCTCAATGTCGCCAAACTCACCAAGCTCAAGCGTTCGCTGCACGGCATCCTCCGTATTGTTCTAGAAGACTGGCGACACCATCGACTCCACCAACAACCTCTTGCATGTTGCACAGCCGAAACGAACCGCAGCCAGGGCGGTGATACACGCGGCGATGCTCAGGCAGTTTTCTTCCGTCCTGGCCGAAAACAAGCCGGTCATCAAACACGATAGTGTGGAGTGACGCCCCAGTACGGGACGCCCATTCGTGCTTGCGTTCAATCGCAGCGGCCTTCATGGTTATCTTGTCATTGCCATTGGTCAAAACAGTCTTCAACTCTATTCCAACAACGGCAATTCCGTCCTTGATGACAACGACATCAACAGGAGCGGATCCCTGAGTCTGCATGCCGCCGACGGCAACAGCCAACTCGCGTTCGTTATCGTCCTCAGCGTACGACTGAAGCTCGCGATCAATTGCCATCTGTGTCATCCGTATCCTGCAAGGACTCATCGGGCGTGACAGCAGGTCCATCTGAAACGGCAGGAGTTGCAGAAACTCCCTCGGACGGCGGCGCATCTCCAGCGGCAACTTTCTCAACGGTTGTCATGTTCAGCGGGAAGTAGTGGGAATCGCCGCCCTCGATAGGATTCAGGTTCTCGACGGCGCGCACTTCGTTGATCGACATGATTCCGCGATCAATCATTGCCGTGTAATAGCTGGACCGCGCCTGGGCATCGCCACGCATCAAATGCGACGTATCAAAAGACGCAAAGTGTTTCTGCGGATCAGCTATCAAGTCTCTTGCAAACGCTTTTTCAAAACGACGAAGCCATGGCAGAATTGAATACTGCACAAAATCGATGCTTTGCTGCTCGATATTGGAATATGTGGCCCGAGTCAGATCCTGAATCATGTGTGGAGGAACTCTGTAGAGGCGGCAGATTTCTTCAACCTGAAAACGCCGGGCCTCAAGAAACTGCGAATCGTTGTTGCTCTGGCCCTCAAGCTCGTGTGCCTTCAGCCCGCCTGTTAGCACAGCAGTCTTGCTGGACTTATCTGGGCCACGGTGCATGCGCTCCCAGTTCTCACGCAATCGCTCGGCCGCCTCGGGCGCCATGTTCGCGTCAGTCTCAAGCACAACGCCTGGGCGAGCACCATTTCCGAAGTACCTCGCGCCGTGCATTTCGCAAGCACGAGCAAGCCCAATGGCCTCCTTACCAAGATCCACAGGGATGCTAGGCGTGATGCCGTCGCGACTCATCCACGTCACGCGAAAAATCTGGTCTTGCGAGTAGACAGTCCTAGAACCGTTCGGCTCGGTGTAGGTGAATCGCAGCCGTCCGTTCTCGATCCGCTCTGCCTTCATTCGGCTTGGGTGGAGCGGCAGCAGTTCGGAAATTGACCCGGCCGGTCCAGGGACAATCTCTGAGTAGCACGCGCCGTACAGCCCAGCGTGCACCATCGACGTTTCCAGCCACTCAAAACTGGTCATCCATGCGTTCGGGGTGATTGACAGAAGCTGGTCGAGCCAGCCTTGGTACCGCTGCCGCCCGCCATTAGACAGCCGCTCATAGACGTGCAGGGGCAGGCTGGCAACTGTCTCGGCCAGCACTCGCACGCAAGCAAGCACAACCGTAGAAGTAAGTGCGTTCTCGCTGGTCACTCGGACGCCAGACGAAGACCCGCGAGCAAACCCATAGTCATCGTCCAGCAGCGACCCAAAGAAACGACGATCAGGCGTGATGTCGTACACGCGGCTCTGCATGTCGGACGATAGGCTCATAACACAATGACCTGCGGTTCGGGACTGGGGGGCGTGTGTTCTTCGGCAGACCATGCGCCGAGGGCCATCACAAGCGAAATGATGCCGTCAACGCGCTCAGTGCCGTTAGGCTTTGGCTTCAATGGCCGAATGTTTCCTTCTGCGTTGGTCCTGACGCTAGCGTTGTTGGCCTGCCACGAGAGCACGGGATTGCCTGCGTGCCTTAGTTTTTTGCTTTCTAGAAGATTTTCTAGCTGCCTGCTCGGTCCATTCATGCCAGCGAACGACTGCGGCCACCCAACGACATCAAGCCCAAGCCCCTGCAACTGATTCGACAGTTGCGTTGCGTTCCATCGGTCGAGTGCAATCTTCCTGATGTTGTAGATGCCAGAGAACTGCTCGATGTCGTTTCGGATGAAGTCGTAGTCAGTCACGTTGCCGGGAGTGGCGGTTATGAATCCCTCACGGACGTATTGTGAATACTGGAACCTGTCTCGTCGCTCTCGGTCTGCCATCATGTCCTGCGGAATGTAGAACTTGGCAAACACATCTACATACCCATCCGCCGCCGGAAACACAGCAACAAGAGCAGAAGTGTCTTGCGAGTACGCAAGATCCAGCCCAATCCAGCAAGGCCGACCCTCAAGAGGCTCAGGCGGGCCGTCCGAGCATGCGGCCCAGGCATCAGACTTGATCCACCGCGTGTCCTGTTGCGTCCAGATGTTCAGCCTGTACCGTTTGAACGAGTTTTCTTTCGTGCTGCTCAGCGATGCTTCGGCGCAGTCAGCGGCAAAGTCATCCACCTTCATGGTTGACCCAAGTGAAGGGTTTGCCTTGCGCCACGTTTCCTCCAGCTTCCAATCGTCCGCATCGTCAGCGGCGGCAATGTATGCAAAGAACGTCGGGTCAGTTCCCTCGTCGGCGAGTATGCGCTTCGCGTACTGGTGCTGCTCGTAGCAAATTGAGTTTCTGTCGTACCCGGCAGTCGTGATTGAAACCAGCAGCGGCTGCTCGCGGGCTGCGCCGCCGTACCGGAGAGAGTCGAACAGCCGCCTGTCTTTCTGTGCGTGAAGCTCGTCAAACAGCAGGCCGTGAATGTTTAGGCCTTCGGCACGAAACCCGTCAGCGGAGAGGACGCGATAGAACCCTGCACGCGACGGCATCGCTATCGTCTTGCGGCTCTCGACAATCTCTAGAACACGAGACAATTCGGGGCTTGCGCGGACCATCGCAGCGGCTTCGCGATAGATAATCGATGCCTGCTCGCGGTCGCAAGCTGCGCCGTACACTTCGCTTCCAGGCTCGCCGTCGGCGACCAGTAGATACAGCCCGATGCCAGCAAGCAGTGTGCTCTTGCCGTTTTTTTTCGGCACTTCGATGTATGCAGTCCTGTACCTGCGCAGGTCGTCAGCGGTTCGACGCCATCCAAACACTTCGCGGACGATGTCAGTTCGCTGCCACGGCAGAAGCTCAAACGGCTTGCCTGCCCAGCGACCGCGACTATGCCTGAGAAACAACTTGAAGAAGTTGCATGCGTGCTCGGCAGCGTTCTCATCAAAATAGTACGGCTCACCCAGCCCCAGTGCCTCGCTGCGCGACAAACGCTTGAAGCGGATCTTCCTCTGGACTGTCATGGATTGTCACCTGCGAGCGGCTACTTGGCGTCAAACCAAACTCCTGCTCCATACGCAAAAGCAGCGGCGTGAGCTTTATCATCAGGCTCGTCTGTGCAGTCGGACTCATGTACCGGACATTACCCTCTGCGTCCATCAGCGTGTAGATGTCGCCGCCGGGCTGTTTAGAGAAGTCGTAGTGCCGCTTCCACTCTGCCCATAACGCACAGTACCGAGCAAGCGTGGACTCGTCAGCAACCGTGAGCATTCGCATGCTTCGCAACACCGGATACACGCGGTGCCACTTGTCTCGTGCATCGCCTGTAAGCCAGTCTGGACACGGAACATCTGCCGACTCGTCAGGCACCGGCTCATTCTCGTTGAGCGGTCGCTTGCCAGGATTGCCACGAATGTATTTCAGCAGCGTCGGCTGCGGCGCCGGGCCTCTTACTCCCACTGGAACTCCTTTTCGTTTGGCTATCGCGGCTTTCTAGATGCCATCACTGCCTGCACAAGCCTGCTCAAGTCGTCGCCAGAGAACACTTTTCCAAGCTCACCGCGAACTCCAGCCTCCACGTCATTCGCAATTGTTTCGTAGTTCAAGATCGGCAGCCCGTAAGACTCTGCGTAGCCTTTGATCAAATAGCCCCAGCACCACTCGTGCGACTCGATGGCTCTTGCGAGCAGGTTCGTTCTAGAGAATCGGTTTCCGACCTTATTCTCTATTGCGGTCGCGATTGCGTCGTACCACGACAAAACACGCAGGCGGCTCGGCGGAAACGTGTGCTCTGCGCTCCTGTAGAGAAAAAACACATCGAAGTGCCGAACAAACAGCGGAGTGTGAAAGAACTGAAACACTTCCTTGCAGAACGTGTAGCCGTGCTTGTGAAATTGCTTGACAGCAAAGTCGAAGTCGTCCTGCTTCGGCATCGTCATGATGTTGTCCATGCACGACGGGTTCTCAGACCCAAAGCACTTAGACAGTGGCTCGTACAGAGCAAGGTTCGTGAGAGGTTGGAAGAACTCGCAAGACTTCTGGTGAGCAACAAGCCCAAGCTCGCGAACGATAACGTCAGCAAGCCAAGTCGATCCAGACGACGGAAGCGTCATCATCATAAGTGGCTTTTTCATTAGTCGTGACCTCCATCAGCAGGGGATCGAGCACCGGGAAAGCCTTTCGCAGCCTGGACGCTTTTGCGTTGAATGCGAATTGATATGCCTTGCGTGTCTGGCCGAAGCGTAGCCGACTTCAGGCCCTTTCCAGACGTTTCCTGAGCACTGCCGACGGTGAGGTATCGAGTCCACCGCGACCGCATAAGGCGAATAGAGTTCTGCCGCTGCGAATAGCTGACCATGCCTTGATTTCCGCCAACGCCGCTGTAGATCTTGCCAAAGTCCCAGTAGTACCGTGCATCGACGTACGCAATGCGGTCGTCGCGATACGTCTCCATGGCAAAGTTCAGGTCTGCCATGTGCGGCACTGACAGATCAAACTTGCGCCGTCGAGCCGGCCCGCGAAGCCCAAAGGCACACATGATCGGAGTTCCGCAGAGAAGCACAGGCTCGTACGGCCTGTATTGCATGGGATTGGCGAACCTAGCCCACGAGAAAACACCAAGACCAAGATCAAACGCAGGCCAATGGGCATTGTCGATGATGCCGCGAATATGGTCGGCCTCGGTTATGTGGCTGACATGACGAACGTCAGCGTTACAGTAGCACTGGATTCGTTTGAAGTCGTCATCAACCTGAAAGATGCAGTCTTCCTGAAAGTAGTCAATCATCCAGTTTCGGATGTCGGCAGATCCGTGAAGCGGCGGATGCAAAACAAGCTGCGAGCCAGGAACAACAGGCTTGTAGTCTTCTGCCTCGGAGTCCTCGACGCACACAATGGCCTCGGGAAAGCACTTCAGCATGTAGGGGATGTTGTCAGCCCGTCGCCGACTAGGAATTACGACAACCCTGCTCTCAGGAGCGGCCATGCTTTGCCTCCCCCTTCTTCGCTGCAGCAGGCTTTACATCTACGGCGGGGACAGCGGCAACACTCGATTCCGCATCATCATTCCCCTTGAGCATCGCAAGCAGCACCTTGGCGTCAACGGCACGGCACACACCTACCTGACTGGACGTTGGCTTGCGTGTTTTCTGGAGATGAAACACGTCAACTAGCTTATTCCAGTCCATCACATTGCGGGCCATGACGATGATGTAGTCGTAGTGCTCAAGCGGCTTTAACTCCATCTCTAGGATTTGTTCTGCCTGCCGCTTCTGGATCTTTGCCTGCATGGACTGATCGACGCGAGCGGTTTCTGCGGCCATTCGCGAAAGCGCGTTTCTCATGTCGTGGTTATTGATCTGCAGCGAGTCAATCAGGCTTTTCAGCTTTTCCTTGTTCGTCGCGGCAAACGACGAAACAGGGTCAAACGTGGCAAGCAGCTTGTCGGCCTCGGCCTCGTTGACATCGAGCACGATCACTGGCACTTCGTGCTCTGGAGTAAGCCCGGCCCTCATGTGGCCGTTAATGAGCTTCAGCTTGCCATCCGCAAGCTCGTAGGCAACAAGAGCATCTGCGTAGCCAATCTCGGACAGAAGCTCCAGCATTGCATCTTGCTGGCGAACATCGTGTTCACGCCAGTTCTTCTCGTTTAGGACGAGATCTTTTGCCGGAACTCTGCGCAGCTCTTTGATTCTGTCGCGAAACTCTGCCATCTATGCACTTCTCCTTGTGTGGGTCCGCAGCAACATGATTGCATGTCGGTCAAGAGTTCCAGCATCCAAACGGCCATGCGTGCTTGCGTGAGTTCGCGTACTCTGGATCAAACACGGTCACTTCACTGCGCCCATTGATGATTCGCTCGGCGGCCTCAACGCCCTGCATGAACGAATGGTCTTGATTGCTTACCTCATACTTCCACGCCCCAAACCTTCCGCGAGACAAGACATCGTGTGACTCAAAGAACGGGAGCATTACGGCAAGCGCGTTGTCTCGTCCAACGGAAGGAATTGGATACCCGTACTCAGCGCGATATCGCCATGTGCTGACAACGTCGCCCCTGTCGCGTATCAGTCCTGTCGCGAGTGCTCCATCAACAACGCTATCGACAAGCGACAATGAATCTACTGGCTTGTGCTGAGACTCGGACACTTCGGCCATGAGCGACCACTGCGACGACGGGTCGCGTACGTTGTTTGGAGAGTAGTTGCTGAAAACAGTGACGCGATAGAACGGACAGTCGTCTTCAGGAAAATACATCCAGCACTTTCGGCGCAATGCTTCAGGCGGTGCGCCGTTCAGGCCAATGCCAACGATGTTTGACGATGACCGCAGCAGCCCGTTGCGCGCAACAGCAGCTAATTCCGCTTGCTGCGACAAGTCGGCAAGAACATCGAGCGGCATGGTCGAAACAAGCGTGTCGTACTTGATGCGGTGGCCGCTCCTTGTCGTCAGCACTTTGCTGTCGAGGTCAACGTGCGCGACTGGACACCCATACCGTAGATGATTCTTCGGAAGTCGTTCAGCACAGGCTTTCCACACAGCACCAGTGCCGCCTCGGAGCGGAAACCGGAACGTACTGTTCGGCCCCCACGAAACATCATCTCGGCCGTGAACGAAATTACTAAGCACGCGGCGAAGATCAGTGACGGCAACACGCTCGCCAACCCACGACGCGCTCATCGCTTCAGCAGGGTGCGCCCACACCTTGAAGTTGTACGGCCGCATAAACACATCAACGATCCCGCGACCAAACTTCGCTTCCATCCATTCGCCAAAGTGGTTAGGCGCAGGGCGAGGCGATTCAACAATGTCAACGAGGCCGTGCAGGCATCGCTCGGCGTCATCATGTGGCAGCAGGCGAATGTTGTTCTGGAACGGGTACGGAACGAAACGGCCGCGCAGCCACACCCAGCTTTCGCGCTCGTGCGTCAGCCATCCGTCAGGCCCGAGCAAGTCGTCCATCACGCTGTCGAAATACTCGTAATGCGAGAACTGAACGTGGCCGCCGATATCCCAGGTGAACCCACGCTCGTCCACAAACGACGCAGCCAGTCCCCCAGGCTGGCCTCCAGCCTCAAGCAGCAGCCAGTCAGAGCACCCAAGCTCCGTGAGGCGGCGTGCAGCACCAAGCCCGGTCGGGCCAGCACCAATGATCACAACTCTAGAACGCTCGCTCATGGCCCAAGATCCTCGCTTTGGTCAATCTGGACAGGCTGGGAAGCCTAGGGGCAGGTTTTGGCCGTCAAGCCCACCGCAGCCCCCCGGCCGAAAACCTGCGGCCGCGTGCGGAAGGGTTAGATGTGGGGTTTGTTGTTTTTTGGGGGGTAGTGATTTCACCCTCCCCCCCACGCCAACGCATCGCGTCACGCATCACTCATCGCACGCTCGCTCTCGCTTACGCTCTCGCTGCAACTCGGCATCACTCAACGCTTCTTCTCTCAGCAAGCGTCTTTCTAGCATGGCATGCAATGCAGAGCGTCTGGCCGTTGTCAACATCGTATCGAGCACCGCCAGATGCTATCGAAACGATGTGGTCGGCATGAGCTTCGCCCTTTCCTGTGCAGATTCGGCCGCAGGTTCGACACTGCCAGCAATCCCTTACGAGCACAGCCTTGCGCCAAGCCTTGTGCCTTGAATCGCAGTAGCCACGAGCAGACGCATTCGGCCTGCCCTCTCTGCGGCGCTGCTTTGGCTGCTGGGCGATGACAGCCGTAGGGATTTTATATGGCATTAGTTCTGCGCGCCCGATTGCGGGATGCGAGAAACAGCATGCTGCAAGTCACGCTGTCCATTAGCCAACTCTTGCAGCGTGTCTGCCTGCTTGTCCTGCGCCTTCCCAATCTCCTTCAGAGTCTCCTGCGTAACATCGAGGAACTTCGTGTGTGACTGAACAACAGGAACTAGAACGGTCGAGTGCAACGCCAGACCAGCGTCACGGATCATCCACAATACTGCCGCAAGGATGAGGCAAGGCACGCCAAATCGGTCAGCAATGCCAAGGAAGAACTCGTAAGTCGTGGTCGTCTTTTTGTCGTCCATTACTTCCACCCGTACTGCTGTCGAATGTCGTCCATGGAAAAGTGTTTGCGAAGCCATTGGTCGATCAAGTAATCGACAATCGCTTTAACCGCCCACGCAAGCACAATCGAAAGAAAAACGGCACCGTACGTTCCTTTCGCCGAAGGCGCATCGTCACGGTATTGCGACTCAACTTTTGTGGCGAGCTTTCTTCTGTGCTGTCTTTCGCTAGACGATCCTGGCGTTGCGCCGACTAGCTCGCGGTCGGGGAAGTTCGCCAGCGTCATCATCACAAGCTGTGCGCACCGCTTCTTCCCAAGCACCGCACGCCGCATGAGCGACGGCCGCATCGAACCCCAGCACTCCTCGATCAGTTCGTCGATGGTTGTCATGGCTTCGCCTTGCACTTGCACGTCGCCGGGCAGGGACATGGCACCCACGCGATGCCGTCGCCGCTTTTGACCTTGCCGTTGACGCACTTCCCGCAGCATTTCGTGGATGGCGTCGGACTGAACGTCTTGCGGCTTCGCACCACGGCATATGCCGTCTGCGTGGCGATCTCTGCCGTCACCGCCGGCGAGTCGCTTGGCTGCGGACGGCACCCGTCAAACCACATTAGCGACACAGCTGTCACAAGAGCAGCGGTTTTCATAGCCAGCCTCCGGTCCAGTTTGGCAACAGGTTCGGTGCGAAGCCTTGGTACCCGGCCAACGCATAGCTGTCGTCGCCGCGAACAAGCCGGTCAATCACGTCGGCGTCTACCCATCCGCCGCTCCGCTGGAACTGCACCGGCAGGGCTTGGTCAACCGTGCCTTCGTAGCAGTCGCCCCAACTGTTCTCCACGAACGCACCGGGACGGTCGCCGAATCGCACGCCGCAAATCATTTGGCAATGCGCCCAAGAGCCAGACTGCTTCAGCCAGCCCTCACGCAAAGTCATGTTGAAGCCCAACCCGCTGCACACGGCCACGGGGTACCCGTTGCTGATGGCCTTCGCAACGTCCACGAAGTTTTGGACGACCGTGACTTCGGCCACCTTGTGCTTGGCGGCGAACGGCTCAAGCTCGTCTGGCACTCCGTTGCGTCCCCAATCACGCTCCAGCTTGCCGTTGGATTCGTTGAACTCCTTGCCGTTGTAGCTCAGACCGTAGTGCAGCGTGCCGTACTTCGTGACAGCCTTCGCCGCTGCCGCACCGTAGCTGCCATCGCCGCCGTTGTTCGACTTCTGCCCGCGAGCCTCGACCCGGCTGAACGCATAGGTGCCTGCCTCAAGCACGCGGCCACCGAACGACTCACGCTCGCCACGCAGCAAGATGTCGCACGCGGCCAGCACGTCGCACGACAGCGACCAGCCCCAGCCGACGCATGAGCCAACCTGCTGCGCACCTCGCTGCCAGTGCGGATTCACCTTGAGCAAGTAATGCCCAAGGAACACGTCGTGCTGTGCGACCTCAAGGGCAGGCCCAGCGTCTGCCATCGTTGGCTTGGCGAGTGAGGCGACGAACTTCTCGCTGGCTTTCGGGTCTGCTTCGTAGCCGAACAGCGGGGCAAACTCTCCCATCGTCACCCCCTGTTGATTCCGGCCCACGCAAGAGCCTGTGCCGCCTCGACGTACGCCTTGCGGATTTGCGGCGTGAGAGCAACGTCGTCGCGCCCCAGCACCGCCGGGTCGCTCAAAAAGCCTTCGACGGCATCACGCAGCCCGTCATACTTGCCCGGCTGGTTGCCTCCGATGCGGTGCCACGCGATGTCGAGGCAGATGACGGTGAACGCCCGCAGCGATTTCGTGTCGGTGAAAATCACCTCGTTGCCGTGCTGCCCAACCTCGTCGCCAGCGACGATCTTTGCAGCCTTCTCCCAAACCTCGGCCCACAACGCCCGGTCAACGGCAGACGCCTGACGCAGAGCCTTGGCGACCGGAGCAACGCGGTCGGCTACGCCTTCAGCCGGGGCGTCAAGCTCTGGCTTGGGCGGCGTCCGCTGGGCTTCGACTCCGTAAATCGCAAACCAGACGAGAATCACGGCGGCACCAATGCGGAGAACGTGGGCGGTCATGTCACACCTTCGGCTGCTGGAGCAACTGGTCGATCAACTGCTGGCAGAGCTTCACGGCCTCGGCTTTGCCTTGAGCCTGAAGTCTGGCAGCGAGGTCAAGCACCGTGTGCATGTCGGCGGTGCTTGGCGGGGCGATGTCTGGGATGAGGTTTTCCACCTGCTCCGCAAGTGACGGCACCGCCTTCTTGATTTCGGCCTCGACGGAGGCCACAGCCCACGACAGCATCCATCGTCCGACGATGCGAAGCGTCGGTGAAACGATGAGAGCGACGGCCACGCCGACAAGTGCCAACTGAACGAACGTCATTGAAGTGCCTCTGCTTTGTCGATTGCCCAGCGGATCAGTTGCTCGCCTTGCGGCGTGCGTGCAAGTTCGGTCACAAGCCGCAGTGCGTCGTCGTCAAGCCTCGTCTTGCTCTTGCTTGCCAGCCACTCGGCGGCGTCGGCAACAAGCAACGCCCGCTTGTAGGCGTCCTGCTCGGCAAGTATCTGCCGACCAAACGTGACGAGCGGCCAGTATTCCTTCACCAGCCGCACTTGATCGAGAATGTTGGCTTGGGATTCCTGCATGCCCTCAAGGTAGGCAGCAGAGCGGCGTTCCGTCGCTCAATCGTCGTCGCCCAGCGTGGCATCGCTGGCGCACTGGTACAGGAGTTGGTACACGTCGCGGGCAACTGCCCTTGGGTCAATTGGAGGCGACCCCTTACGAAGGCCAAAATTGTCCTCATCAAGCCTAGTTCCGTTGGAATCAACAAGAGTAAGGACGACTTCTCTCTCGTCAACGGCAACAATCACTCGGCAGTGTGTGTTTTTCTGAGCCATGCAGTCGATTCTAGAGCGACTCGCTGATTGCATCGTCTACGTCCCCAATCAGAACAACGGGGAATTCGTACGGAGTCCTTGACTTGCACACTCGCCTACGTTCTTCGATTTCGGCGGTCCATGTTCGACGCACATCAGCAGATCGTTCGGCGATTTCAGAAGGCGTAGGATCCCTGTACGGCTCGGCAGGCTTTGCCCGGCTTTGAGGCGTGCGTGCAGGAAGACCGAGCCTAACGCGAACTCGATTCAGCGAGTCCGTGGCTATTCGCAACTCGGCTGATATGCGAGCAACGGAAACACCACGGATCCACAATTCGCGGAACCGAGCTTCGTCAACTTTTATTCGCGGGGCCAATTGTGATCACTGTTTCACCCCTTTCGGCGTACAGTCGATCCATGCGATTGAACCGAACAACCTGACGGTCATTGTGATATGCGATTCCTGCTAGTGCATCCAACACACCCTTAACGAGGTTGTCGAGATCAGCAGGAGGGAACTCAGGAGCCTTGTCTTTCATCCGCTTGTGCGACTTAGGTCGCTCAAACAGAAAAGTCATTGCAACCTCTACAGCACCGTCGCAAACAACAACTCCTGCGTTCGTTGCGGCAGAAGCAACAGCTTCCCTATAGGCGTGTATTTTGTGCTTCTTTGGAACGTAGGCCCGAGCGAACCCGCCCCGAGTCGAGACTCGTGGCCTCGGCTGCGGGACGGGTTGCCCTGGAACCTTGAAGCTAAAAGCAATTCCGTTGTCGCTCACGCTGCTCACTCGTAACGAATCACCGCGAACCAGCCACGCCGCAACGGCGACCACGCGACCGCTTTCTCAACAATGCGATACCTGCCGAAGAAGCAGCACGCACGCAACGCGGCGTCGGGGCTGGCCGTGCTGAACCCGATGCCCTCCCGTCGTCCACCGTTGCGACCGCAGTGCCGCAGGATGCCAGTGCGAGCCATCTGGTCAGCGTCGGCCTGAGCCGTGTTGATGATGACGGAGTTCGCATGGATAACGTAGCCGTCAGCCTGAGCCGTCGCAGCACCGCAGCAGATTGCAAGAGTCAGAAAGAAACTTCGCATAGGAATCCTTTCACAATGGAACCCAATCGCCGCTGTCCGACCGCCGGAACAGCTTCACGTCCACGAAACCTAACGAGCGTGTCAACCCAACGCAGTCCGGCGAGAAAACGGCGACGGGCTTGCTGGTGTCAAGCAGCCCGGCGGCAATGAGGCCGCAGGCGGCGAAGCGCTGCAAACCGCGTCGGCGGTGCTGTCGGTGCGTGAACCCCTCCAGCGTCTGCATCTCACGCCAGACGTGTGTTGCCGCCCATGCGGCTGGTTGCCAATTGAGATGCACAATCGACACCGTAGTGTCAGTGCCTTTGATGAACTCCTGCTGCATCTCCGAGCCTTGGCGGCACAACGCAGCACAGGAGAAACGAACATTCGGCGTGAAATCGTACACCCTTGCGATTTGGCATTGCATGCCGCGAATATCGCCGGGCCGTCAAGAGAGGCGAGCCAGCAGCGAGCGGAGCGTGTCGGCGCGATGCTCTGGCAGTCCGTAGTGAGCGAACCAATGCAAAGCCGCCCGCTCCTCGTCGGTGAGCGTGGGCGAGCGGTAGAGCGGAACAACTTCGGCCATGCCGACCACAGCACCTTCGGCGTCTTGTCGATGGTACGCCAGCCACATCGGCACGCCGTTCCTGCCGACCGCTGCCCACGCTACCGGCACGCCGTTCCAACGCGATGCCGACCCGTGAGAACCAGCGGATGCAGGAGACGGCTCGGCCGCGTCTTGCGTGTTGTCATTGCTCATGTCTCGCCGCTCCTGATCCTGCGTGTTATCAGGCCAATCGCTCCAGTAGCCCGCGAAGCGTCTCGCTCCATCCCCACTGGTCGCCCAGCCGAATGGCCTCCCCAATCGCCTCCCGCTCCGCGTCGGTGATCGTACCCCCGTTCTGCAAGCTACCCTCGGTCTGTGCATCGTGCGTGGCGGGTGTAGCGTCGGCGGGTTCGATAGGCTGCAACCTATCAAATTGCCACAGCCGCTCGATCTCCGCACGGGCAGCGGACGTGCAGGCACGCTGCACCTCGATCTCGGTCGCCGCCTCGTCCATCAAATCCTGCGCAGACTCTGCATCTACGGCGTGGCACCATCTACGCAGCCGCTCGCAGATGTCTCGCGTTCTGGAACATGGAATGTCGCCAGAAAAACTACGTTTTTCGTCGCAGATCTCATATGGTCTGGGCAAAACCTCGGCACTTTTTTCGTTCTGCATAGGTTTTGCAAAACGATCCCGCTCGGTGCATTTCGCGTGCTGCGGCAACGTTTCGGCGTCGTTATGTCCCGAGCGGGAACGCTCGCGGAGCATGGCGTCGGCAATGCAGTAGGCGCGCTCCGCAGCCTCGTCATCGATGTCGTTTCTGGATGCCAGCAGCCCCGTCAACGCTGCTGCGGCGAACGTGTCGCGGTCGGTCATGGCTTCCTCGCAATAAACGTGCGGCCTATCCAAGACCCAATAAGTCCGCCAGCGAAACCCAGCAAGACAGCGTAAAGAAAGTCCATCGCCTTACCTCTCCACCTTTCCACTACACGGGCAGTCAGGGTGATGGCACACGCCACCGCCTGCATGCTCAACAAACCAGTGCCCGTCGTGCTGACGTGTGTGAAGGCTCCACGATCCTGGCGGGCCGGCGGTCGCATGCTCGACGCCGTCGCGGCCACGGCTGGCTGCGGCTCTGGCGGCAGAGATCGCAGGCCACAGCAGGCCGATCAGTGTCATCAGGATGGCGACGACGACCATTGCTTCGACGAGCGTGAACCCCCGTTTCATGTCACCTCCGGTGGCTCGGGGAGTGGCATCCAGTGGGTAACGGTTGGGAACATCCAGCCGTCGCCGTGGCTGGGGCACCAGACTCCGTCCTCATCAATCGAAGCGACATGGACGCCCTTTTCGTTTTCCTCGTCCGTAAAAACGATAACGTCCTCGTCTTCTTGAGGGAGTCGCTCGCTCACCGGAATCCAGCGCGGCAGCATCTCTCCCACAGCCGCTATGGCGTCGTCGCCGCCTTGGCGGATGCGGATGTCAAGTTCCTTCATGCGTCCCATTGCGTTTCACTTTCTGGAATCTGGAATCAGTCCACCAGCCCCGGCGTTTCGTGGATCAACGTGCGGATGTGCTCCAAGTGCTCGCGCGTCTCTTTGCTCGGCGAGCCGTGCTTGCAGACGCTGCGGCAGTACTGGTCGATGTCCCACAGGGCCGACTTCGCCTCGCTGCCCTGGCGGGCGGCGTCGAACTCGGTCTGCTCGGCGGGCAAGCGGAAGCGAAGGATGGCGTGGGGCATAGTTCACCCCAACGCCCGCATCTCGGCAAGGTGCTTCTCACGCAACTCTTTCTTCAGCCGCTCAAGCTCCGCTGGCGACGGGTCGCGTATGGACGGCGGGCGGTACTTCTGCCGTCGCCTCGGGAGGTTGTACCGCACCCGTAGCTGCGAGACATACAGGACCGGGCATCCAAGAGCGGACGCGATTTGTGCGTGCGTCCGCCCTTGGTTCCACAGCTTCGTCAGCTTGTCAACGTCGTAGATGACATCAGGCATACGTAACTCTCGTATCGTGAAGAAGGTCAGTCAGTTAGCGGCATCACAAGCCCAAGGAAATCATCGGATCGCATGACGACAGCCGTGTCGTGCGTCACGGCCTCGACCTCGATCTCAGGGTCTCCGTCAGCCGGGAGCGACTGAAGGAACTCTAGAACAAAAGCTGGATCTAGCTTGACGCTGACGTTGCCACCAGGGCTAACGATGTCGCACTCAACGGTGGCTTCGCCCTTTTCGTGAGACTGTGATTTCAAAACGATTCCGTTGGCCGAAAACGTGAACGTCACCCCCTTGCTCGTGTCGTCGTGGCAAACCTTGGCAGCTCGCACGGCAGAAGACAGGGAATCGCGCTGCACGACGTATGGCACGGCGTCCTGTCGGTCGGGTATGGCTTTCCGCCAGTCAGGGAACGCACCGTTCAGCAGCGACGACGTTATGGTAGGGCCATCGTCGATGGTGCAGATGATTTCCTTCCCGGTGGATTCAAGCTGAACAGCACCATCACCATCCGCCAGCTTTCCCATGATCGCCATGGACTCAGCAGGAACGATGACGCTGGTGTTGTCGAGATCTTGGTCGACCTCGGCCTCAACCTTGGACAGACGCCTGCCGTCAGTGGCAACAAACGAGACAACGCCATCCGTAAAATCAACGCACACGCCGCTGATGTCATACCGTCCAGGGGCGTCGTCGGCGGCATAAGCGACAGCGCGAACCATGCTGCGAAACTGGTCTGCTGGGATTCGTGCGATTGGAATTGGCTTGCCAATTTTCCACGTCGGGAACGAGTCAGCAGACTCAGTGGGCAGCACCCACTTGCATCCAGACGATTCGATCACGCACGACTTGCCAGTTGCAGTGAGACTTATCGATCCCTTGGGATCGCACGTCTTCAAAATCGCATCAAGGCGGGCGTGAGGCACGAGCATAGTGCCGCCAACGCTAGTTCGTGACTGAATGCGCACACACCCATTAGTCGCAACGACACTGCCGGAATTGATGAGCACGCACCGCATGGCTGGGGTTGGACTGCGGTCATGCACGGCATGCCCAACTGCCTGAATGCAGTGCAGCAGTTCACCGACGTTCAACTCGGTGCCATGCTGCTGAGTTTGTGACTTGCGACTCTTTGTTGCTGTTGCGGTCATCGAACGAATCCTTTCGTTTCATTGCCACGCCACTCATAAACCCAACCGTGAACGCCACGGCATTGAGTATCGAACCGATGCAAACGCATACGACTTGCTCAAGAGTCATTCTGCGTCTCCCTCTTTCACGAAAACTCCATCCTTGGTCAACCAGCCACGCCGGTCTTTGATCGTTTCGTACGCGGACTCCAAGCACGCCGTCATGCAGACTCCCTGCAGGCGAGAAAAAATGATCAGCGTGACGAGAACGTCACCTATGCCATCGACGACGCCAACTCGGTCGGCCTTTAGCGCGCAATCGGCCAACTCACCAAGCTCACTCACAGTTTTAAGGAGCTGAGAGGGGGGGGTGCTGTTTGGAATTATCCTGCGGTCTTCAGCCCACCGGACAACTGCATCGTGCAATTCGTCAAAAGTCATGTCATGCCCTTTCGCTAGAGAGTGTCACAGATCCTGCAAGCGCGGCGACGATGCCACCCTGCTTCTGGTCGCGCCGCCATGCGGCGTGTTCGGCGTCGGTCATGTTGCGCTGTGCGTCAGACCGGAAGTAACGCTTCTTGGAGGAATCCTGCGGTGGAGGAGCAGCAGGGAACCTGCCAGTTTCGCGGTTCGTACCGCCGTGGTCTTGGCATCGCCCTAGCCAGCGAACCAGAAAGGACCGCCAGTTGCGTTTACCGGCCTTTGAGGGGTTCGCCTTGAGCCAGACAGTCGCCTTGACCAACTCGGTGTCTAGGACGGCGCCAGGGAACGCAGCGGCCCACTCGTCACGGTCGGACTGGCTGATCCCAGACCAGCCGTCCACGGCAGACCAAGAGACAGGTGGAGTCGTCGAGCGGGCTGGCTTTGCGGCCCCGCTCGTGACAACCTCCGTAGGAGGTTTCTTTTTCTTCTTGTCTACGTCTACGTCTATGTCTAGGTAACTCTGGCGTAACGCACTGGCGTTACTTTCGTCACGCTGCTGCGTTACACTGGCGTCATTAGGTTCGTTTTCTTCGGGTATTTGTGCCTTTCCGCCTCCACGGCGGAACTTGCCCTGGCGTCGAGCAGCGAGCATGCGAGACTTCGCAGTCTTCGCAAACCGCTCATCCCAGCCGGGGATGCGGATGCCGTTTCCTTCGACAATCAGCCAGCCTGCGGCGCGTACGGCTTCCCAGTATTCGGGGGTTCCGCCGCAGTTTCTAGAAACGGTTGCAAGGCTGCACCGCTCGATTTTTCCGTCTGCTGTCTGGTCGCCGCACCACCGCCAGAACAGGAACATGCGGAAGCAGACGACCTCGACCGACTCGCCGGTGGCGTCGATGATTTCACCGACCTCTGGCTTCTCGGGCAGGTTCGTGTCTATCGCAATCCAATCGCCAGCCATCAAAGCACCTCGTCTATGTGGCAGAACCGTACAAGTGATTTGTCGAGTGTGTAGAAGTCGCACACCCTGCCCTGAATGGGGTCGTGCCGCGACTCAATCTTCCACCTGCTCCGCGTCCATCCGTACACAACGGCAGCGTGCGTGCGGTCAGCGTTCTCGATGACGTACATCAGCACGGGATCTTCTGACTTGGCGTCTTCCTTGTAAGCCTCGTCAACAATCACGGTCTGATACGGGTAGTCATCGCGGCAGGTGAACCGAAGGTTCGTGCGAACCTTGTGCTCCACGCGGCCCTGCAACATCATGTCGCCGGCGTCGGCGTACTCAGCCCTTACAGAAGCGTCTGGCCGTGTCCTGTCCGGCGGAAGCCATGCTGAGAATCCCTTTCGTCGAGCAAGATCAGCAAACTGATTGACGGCAATCCGGCTTGAACTCAGGTCGCTGAGAAACCTTTCGCTGTCCTTCATTGCACCCTCCTTGGATGAATCGCCCATGCCGCGTCGAAGCGGCGAGTGTGCCTGTCACTGAGCGATGCGGTAGCGTGTCACTCGGAGTTTCGTGACCCTTTCCGCGCCGGTGATTTCCGCGTCTTCCGGCGTTGCGCGTCCGCTGCGTGTAAAACCCTGGAAACCACGCTTTGAGCCTGCGGAGTGCTCGCATTTGCCTTGGCTGCGTGTCGTCGTTTCGCAGCCCATGGAGTCTCGTCGTGCCAAGCCATCACCACTCACCCCCATACCGGCTTCGCATGCGATCAGCCCATTCGTCCTCGCAGCCGCTGCGATATGCGGCAGATGCGTGCGCCGACCCAGGCTTGATTGGGACAGTGCATGCACGATCACTGGCGTTGTCGGCGTAGGCCTGACAGACGTCGTCTGGCTTGTTTTCCAGGCTGTCGCCAGCAGCGTCGGTATTGCAGGCAGGATCGCTCATGCAGCACCCCCAATCAGAGATGCAAGCACGGGAACCAGCCACAGGAACGGAACGTCGTCGACAGCTGACGGCGCATGGCGTCGGCCAGAACTTCCGGCAATCACGGATTTGCCGTGACGACGCTGCTCCGCAGCAGGGACGTACCTCTTGACAACAGCGGAGAGCCGACCAGCCCTGCTGGTGTAGTGCTCGACCTCGACTGACAACTCCATGCCCTCAATGTCTGAAGGGTCGATCGTGAGCACGCCGTTCTGGGGAACGATGCCGAGCGCGTCGGCAAGTTGCTTGCCACGCCACGGCAGGTGCTTCGGCAGGTCATCAAACACGAACTTGTAGTTGCCGCACGCCAGCCTGAGCTTGAGGCACAGGCCGTCGGGGTTCGTGTCGTGCGTCTTCCACTGATTCGGACCTTCCTCGGCCACACGAATCGTCATCGTGTGGATTCCGGCCGGAAGGATCTCTCGTTCACCAGCGGGAGCGGAGTGAACGGATGGAGTGAAATCGTCGTCGTTCATAGCCCAGTCCATGTCCTTGTCCTTTTTCAAAGTGTGAAGTTCTAGAGGCCACCATCAACAGAAAGAGCAAGACGCTTTGCAGAGATCGACGCCGCAAGATGCGTGGCCGTCTCTTGCGATATACGCCCCTCGGCAAGTCTCAGGGCAACGCGCTCGCGGAGCTTGTCGAGAACGCTGACGCTAGACGCATCGGCAATTGCCTTCTCGGCGGTCGCAGCAACGGCCAAATCCTCGTTGGCGACGACAGGCTCATCGACAACATCAACTGCCTTGCCACCAGAGAGCCATCCAGACAGCTTGCGGCCAGTCTCGACAGAGATGGGCTTCGGGTCGCCGCCGAACAGCCCAGTGCGGTCTTTGCTGGTTGTTGCAAAGTGGCCGTCATGCACGAGGTCGAGGCACACAGTGAACTCAAACTCGACGCCCTGCCGAGTCTCGGCCTGCATGCCGAGCTTCACGACCTTTTTCCGCCCGCCGTCATCAACCTGTGCGGTTTCGGTCTTCGACCGTGCCGTCGCGATGATGTGAGCGGGCGAGCGAAGCATCGCATCAATGAAGCCTCGGTGGCGGGGCGTGATTTCAGAGTAGGCAGACCAAGTGTTGCCCTTGAACTTTGCACGAGCGATCTCGTCCACAAGCTCCAAGCAGCCCCCCTTGCCGTTCCATTCGTGCGTGATGGAGTCCACGACGATAACGTCGTAGCCAGCATCCTCGCACGCGGCTATGGCGGCGACATACCGCTCTGGAGTGAATGGCGGCTTGAGGTCAACGACATCGAAGTCATGAAGATGGTCGTACAGGTCGGACGAGCCTTCTTCGGTGTCGATGACGACGCATCGACCGCCCAGCCCCTTTGCGATCTGCAACGCCCCCCAGGTCTTGCCAGAACCGCTTGGGCCGGTGAGCAGAAGCCTCAACTTTGTCGCAGACCGGCGAGCCTTTCGTATCTGTACCGTCATTTGATCCCTTTCGTTTCTTGCTGTGAAAAAAAGGCCGCTTTCGCATCTTGCTTGGCGGCACACGCTTCCGTGCCAGTGGTGCGTCCTGCACCAGTCCTGTCGAACGCGAACGTCATGCCCGCATCAGCCATCCGTGGTTTGTGCGTCAGAAAGGAAGAAGGTTGCCGATGGGCCACGGCCTCGCATCGACGACAATCAACTCAGAGCCGTCGTCAACGACAACGCTGCCATCAACGACGGCGACGATCTCGCCAGAGTCGGAGCTGGAGTCGCCCCAGCCAGCAAGGCGAAACGCAACACGCTGCCCAACGCGATGCACGACGAGTGCGTCATGCGTTGCTGTCGATTCCATAACTGAATTGCCCTCCATGGTCGAACGTCGAGTATCCGTACAATCTAAGGCGTGGCGAAGTGTACCCATTTCGCAAAAGTCAGTCAAACAGATAATTGCCTTCGTCGTCAACAGGCAGTCCGATCATCACGCCAGACTCGACTGCCTGAATGGCTGCACGCATGTTGCAGTTGTGATGTCGGATCAGTGCCAAGTACGCATCAGGCGGCGCGCCATCAAGACCTTCGCAGTCAGCGATCTCGCGAAGCCTTTCGGCGAAAGCGTGATCAGGCTGTTCTAGAGAAAGCTGGACGCACCGGCTGATGAGCGGGCTTGCATCATCGCAGTCTTCTAGAAGCAACCGCTGGCCGGTGCTGGTGGTTGTGAAGATCATGGTCGCGTGCTTTGGCAGTCGATCTAGAGTGACAAGCAGCTGCCTGAGCGTGTTTCTGCGTATGCCGTGAGCCTCGTTGACGATGTACGCCTTGCCGCCTTTGCCCCAGGCACACAACGACATGGATCTTTCTAGATCCTGAACAGCGGCTGGAGTCCATCCGCATGCGTCGATCTCCTCGATAAAAAAGTCATCGGCGACCGAGCCTGCAATGATCTTTGCAATCGTTGACTTACCGGTTCCGCTGGCGCCGGAAATCCAGTAAGCCCTGCCGCCAAGCCCGCTCCTGGCGTCGATGCCCCTTAAGACGGCGACTGCCTTCGGCTGCCCAACGACTTCGCTCAACGCCGTAGGCTCGTGCTTTTGAAACAACGTAGTCATAGGAATACAACTGCCTTTCTAGTTCCGTTGTGGTGTTTAGAGTCCAGTGCTGGTTTCAAGATCCCAAGGGCCGTACGTCCCGCTTTTCACGGCCATCATGCAAGCCTGCTTGAACGTGTAGATGTGCCAGTTGGATGCAACGTGCATGCGCGCAAACGCCGCGTACATCTCTAAGTCCATATGCAGGTGGCGGCCGTTGGATTCGTCAATCACCATGTCGTCCTTGATGTCAACGACGAACGCATGGCCGTGAAGTAGTCCCTCTATCGGGCCTTGCCCAACTATCTCGGCATGCACGAGCTTGTACCTGTGGGTGTCACCATCAGAGCACAGCCGGTACAGAGCCTTGAGCGCAGCCTCGTAGCAATCACCCGTTTCGCTTTTCTTTCTGGCAAGAGCAACCATCACTTGTCTCCTTTCATGGAATCGAGCACGGCGTTGATCTCGCGGCAGATATCAAGTGCAACACGGAACTTCTTCGTGCGAGTGCCATACAGCCGAATCTGGTCAACGCACATGGAACCAAGTGCATTGGCTATCACCTGGGCCTCTGCCTTGCTTAGCCGCATGGTGAGCGGGTGCTTCCTTGTGTTGCGAATGTCATCAGTAACTAGGGTTGCCATCACTGTCCTCCGGTCGTTGGTGAAACATCGAACCTCGATCCACGAGTCTCGGCCCCGTCACACTCGGGGCCGGTGGTCGCAGGCCGCGGGCTACTCGCCACCTTTTGCAATAGCGATGACAGCACGACACAAACGCAGTGTCATCAGATCACCGCTGTCCTTTCCCTTTCGCAAACGAGACTCGCATCCGTCTGCAATGGCTCTCACGGCCTCAAGCAAGTCGGGGGCGGCAGCAATCAAGCGGGCATCGCCATGCGCAGTCGCGGACAGCGATGGCCTGTTGCCCCATACGGTCGCGATGCCGTGCTCGACCTCTCCATGCTCGTTTGGCGTGCCATTGGAAATGTCGAAACATCCGCAACCGGCATCGGTGACAAACCACGGCCCAGGCGTGTGCTCGATCATCATTCACCAGCCCCTTCTGCTTTGTTGATTACGTTCCGAAACAATTGAATCACGTCGTGCTTACCGCTGCTGTTCTCGATCTGGTGCAGTGCCTCCTTGAGCACCCATAGCATTTCGGGCGCAGCTGCCATCAGCCGAGCGTTCGCAAGCGTGTCGAGGATCGGCTCAATGGTTTTGCCGGTCCTGCCCTTGCGTCCATCGTCGTAGAAGTCGCCACCGGCAGTCCCAATCAGACCGCCGCCGTCGTATCCGTTGCGGACGATGCGTCGTCCGTCTGCGTGCCACCGGCCGTATTTGGGATCGACCATTTTCAAATCAGCCATTTTCAACCTCCTTCACTTTCTTTTGAAGTTTCTGAACAAGCTCCCAGGTGGTGTGCTGCTTGGTAAGGATCCGATCCTTAGACTTTGCGTCGTACCACCCGTTTTTGTTCCCGTCCTCAACCAGTTCGTCCCAGTGCCTCCACTGGGCAGTTGCCGTATCACGCAGGATGTAAAGCTCTGCGATGGTTAGCTCGACATCGATGGTTCGTTTCATCGCACTCTCCTTTGAGTCAGTCGGCCTGTCCTGCGGCGACGAGCCGCATGACCAGAATTAAGAACTCCACAATCAATTGAATGTTCACAGGTCGCCCTCCATGGCGGGCCAGCCCAACCACCTGCGGCAACGCACCGCAGGTGGCGGGCCAGCAGGTCGCATCAAGACATCTGGCCGCGGTGCCAGTCGAGCCAGTCGCTAAACGCCATCACGGTGAAGCCCGGCTCTGGGGCAAGGCCACGCTGCGCCAACTCGCCGCGAGTCGTGAAGCTAATCAGCGGCCGGTAGTAGCTGGCGTCGTTCCCGGCATCGGTGCTGTCGCCGGTGTCGTGGTTCGACCCGAGGATCAGACCGCTTCCGGCGTAGACGGCACGACCGTCGTAGATGAAGAACGGCGACTCGTCGGTCAGACTGAGCAGCCCCTCGTCATCGATCCAGCAGTCGTCTCCGCTGGGCAGTGCGACGACATCGAACGCTTGGCAATTGATCAGAGCGTAGATGCTCCGGTAGTCGCCGTCGTACTCAACATCGCTGACGACCTTGTTGACGCTATCGATCAGAACAGCTTTCATCGAATCATCTCCTTCAAAGGGGTTTGGGAATCCGAACAATCGAGCACTGTCAGTCATCAATCAGCCACGGACGATCAAGCTGCAGGGGACACACCTCAGTTCGCTCGCCATCGAACTGCTGGATGTTCATGGCGTACGTGAAGGCCTTGTCGCGGTTCTCGAACGGCCCATGCACTGTGACCCACCTGCTAAGGGCCTCGCCCTTGACTGCAACCACACACCACACCGTCGTGTCTTCGCGATTCTTCTTCGCCATCGTCATGCTTCCTTCTCTAGAGTTAGAGAACCAGAACAATCGAACATCACTCACCTTCGTCGGCGTCTTCCCATAACTTCTGCGACTGCCGTGGGGCAGTCTTCTTCGATTGCGGGCGTGACGCTGAGCCATGCTTACGGATCCAATACTTGTATGCCTCATCCCGGTAGATGTCGGGTTCGGCGTCTGGCGGCACGAGCTTCGTGCCTTCTTCCATGAAGTGCTCGATGCCCCTGCCGAGGCTGCGGCCCTTGTGCGTGTGCATGTCGCATGCGAAGTCTGGGATCTCGGGCTTGAAGCCGTCCATCAGCGACCGCAGGCCAACAGCGGCCTGGAAGTGGTCGCCCTCTCGCGACTTGGCAGACCGGCACATCAGGCGAACAGCGTTGCCAACAGGCATGCGCCACTTGCCAATCTTGTCGGCGTCGTACCACTGCATAGCCTGCTGGCAAGCAGTGCGAACAAACACGACGACGAATGGATCTGCCAGACCAATGTCCTCGTGCGAGATGATCTCAAGCCGGTTGCACACCATAGTCGCAAGGTTGCGTGAAGTGTGGGCAAGCTCGACCACAAACTCCATCGCTTCGCGTTCTAGCCCTCGTCGTATGCACTTCTGCATTGCACTTACGCATTCGAAGGCGTTCATGCCGTGGATCGTTGTCAGTGTCATCGCGTTATCTCCGGTTCGGGTGTCGGGCCAATGTCAGTTCCTATCGAAGTCGATCGTGATGCCAGCAGCACGCATGCACTGCATCACGGCATCCTTTGGTTCGGTGTGTGCATGAATCTCAGGGATCATGACGCAGCCACGGTTCTCGTCGAGCGTTCGCTTCATGGGTCTAGGCATGCCTCCGAACATGCGACCGAATCGCTCGTACACGCTGAAGCAGTAGCGCCTGAGTCCAGAGCGGTGACAGAAGAAGAACGACAGCCGGTCGATGTCGAGCTGCTCGCCGGGAGATTTGGCGACAGCGTGGAACTCATCAAACACGCCTGGTTCGTCTGTACGTTCAGCACACGTTCCGTAGAGCAACTCGACGCGATGGCCGAGCGTTTCAAGCATGTCAACAAGACACAGCGTGACGGCACCGCGCTTGAAGATTGTGCTCTCGCTAACGACAGCAGAGCACGATGCGTTCTGCACGACGGTGATAACACGCCCGGCCGCATCATCGTGCATGTCAAACGTGCGACTGAAGCAGTCGGGCCTGCCCTGTATGGCTCGCCCAATGTGCAGCCACTCGCCAGACTGCGACCAGCCATGCGTTCGGGACTTGGCAACAGAAGCGGCCTGAACGAGTTCGTCCAGTTCGGCCCTGAGTTCCATGACCCTGCGAGTGCCGTCAGCCCAACCCTTTCGCATCAGCTTGTCTGCCGCTTGCTTGCTGTGCGTTCCGAAAAACTCCATGCCTTCGCTGGCGTCTGCGCCAACACACAAAGACCATGAACTCCAAGACGATCCATTCTTAGCCCTAGCCTGAGCGTTCTCAGGCATCACATCGGTGTGCTCGATGAAGTCACTCCATCGTTCAAACCGCAGGAAGTTTCGCTTCTCGCTGCCACCTGCTGTGCTGGCTGTCTTTGCAATTCGTCGTGTTCCAGATCGTGCCATCGTCGTGTTCCTTTCAGTTCTGTTTTTTGAGAGGTTGCGTATCCGAACAATCAAGACAGCTTGTTGCGAACCATCTGGTCGGCGCCACGCCACAGGCACATCTCCATCGCGTCGTCGATAGAGAAGCCAGCACGAATCAGCATGCAGCCGTGATTGAGCGTGCGGGGACTCATACCCATTCGCACCGCACCGCCAAGCTCGTGCAGCCGCTGGCGAACGCGGCAGCAGTTCTCGACATAGCGGTCGCAGGCAGCCTGCCGATCATCAATCGCAATCGCATCGAGCACGATCTCGGGTGACGGGGCGTTCCAGAAGAACTTCGGATCGACGCCGCACATGAGCGATTCGATGTTGGAGTCGTAGTCCCAAGTCATGTAGATGAAGCGATCAAGCGTCGAGGCGTCAAGCTGGCACCGGCCGACATACTGCCGGTCGCCACCAAGCCCGTAGGTGTTCGCACCGGCCAGCAGCACGAAGTCGGGGTGCTTCTTCACCATGCCATCGGGGAAGGAGCACTCGCCGTTGGCAAGCAGCGAGTTCAAGACGACAAGCACCTGCGGGTTGCCAGCATCGATCTCGTCGAGCAGGAACACGCCGCCGTTCTCGTAGCACCGCCGCAGGTCGGTCGTCTGATACGTTCCGCTGCTGTCGCGGTAGCCGAGCAGATCCATCTCGGTCGTTTGCAGACCAACTGACTTTTGGGCGTGCGGCAGACCGAGAGCTTCGGCAACGAACTTGCATGCCGATGTCTTGCCGGAACCCATCGGGCCGACAAGGTAGCTGTGCAGTCGCAACTGAGCGACTCGCAGCAAGGCGTCGAACCGCTTGTGCTGAACGCCGATCGGCTTGTTCAACTCGCCGGTCAAGATGTTGTCGATGATGATTGTCTTCGACATCGAGGACACGCGAGCCTTGATGTCTTCGAACTTCTCATCGATGATTGCTTCGACCTGATCGCGATTGACAGCCGACTTCATGTACGGCCCAAGGTGCTCGGCCAGCACAGCAGCAAGGCCAGAGCCATCGCTGTTCGACGGATCGACGGTGGCGGTTCGCCGTCTGGCCCGAACGGGGCGAGGCTCATCGTGGTCGATCACAACCGGATCGCTTGGCTCGCCGTCGGCAACGGCGGTGGCCGTGCCGCCAGCATCGGCCTCGTACAGCGCAGCGATGATCTTTGCCTTCGTCGCAGTCACACGCCACCCCGGCGTGCCAATGTTTCGCTGGAAGATTAGCGAGCGGAGGTGGCGAAACTTCATCGTCTCATAGCTTTCGGACATTGATCTAACTCCTAGTGTCGCGTGATTGAAAGAACGTGTGGATGCGACCGGCCACCTGTTCTAGAACTGGTTTCATTATCGCAAATGTGAGCCGAGAGGACAAGCCCGTTATGCAGGCCGATTGGTCGAGGTGGCGGGTCGATTGTTGGTTGGGTCCGCGAGGACGAAGCTCCACCAACCTTCGCTGTCCACATGGCCGTCCCACTGACCGGCCTCGCCTCCATTGCCATCAGCCTGCACAAACCAAACAGGCACAGGCCACGTCACACCGTTGGCCTTCACCTTTTCAAACCGCTTGATCAACTCCATCGCACGGGCCAAGCTGCCGGGCGTCTGGCACGGGCTTCCGGCCTTGCCGCACAGTTGCCACAGATCGCTGTCTTCTCTGTGCACGAGGTAGAATCTGTTGTTCATCACATCAACCTTTCTTCTAGAAATGGTTTCGTTCACTTGGGACACCGGGGATTGATCAAGCAGTCTTACGGGCAGCGATCTCGTCGAGCAGGGCAGCCGCCAGCTTCTGATAGTCGATCTGGTCGGCAACCTGATCGAGCAGGTTGCGAGCGACGTTGTCGGCCATCTCGCCGGGGTCGACGTTCTCAGCGGCGATCTTGGCGGCAGCCTTGACGACATCGTCGGTATACAAGCCGTCAGCGGCCCGCTGCCCGGCTTCTTCGATGACATCAGCAGCAGTGATCGAGTCGGCGACGACCTCAGCAGCTTTGTTGATCACGCCGTCAAGGCCATTGAAGTTGTCAGCAAGGGCGTGGGCGGCTTTGTCGATCAGCTTGTCGCTGTCGATGTTGTCGCCAATCCTTTCAGCGGCCTTCTCGGCGACGTCGTCCTCGTCGATGTCTTCAAGCAGCTTTTCGACAACCTTGTCAACAACATCGTCCTCGTCGATGTTTTCCACCAACTTCTCTGCGGCTGCCTCAGCGATGTCGTCAGTGTCCATGCCATCCTTGACCTGCTCGGCGATGTCGTCGGCGTCGATCTCGACCCCTTCGGCCACTCGCTCGGAGATCGAGTCTTCGTCGATGTTCGAAGCCAACTCCTCGACAATTCGGTCCCGCAGGTCGCTGCGGTCGAAGTCCTTCGCCACCATGTCGGCAACCATCTCCTTCAAGCCATCGTCGTCGGCCAGCTTTTCGGAGGCGTTGTCAGCGCACCACATCTTCACGGCAGACGTCACATCGAGGATCACCCGTTGCAGATCGATCGCATTGACCGCAGCCTCGTGCATCGCAACCTTGTCGAGCATGCGGTGCTTGATCGCTTCGGTGACGTATCCGTTGACCTTGCTCTGGATCCAGTTGTTGAGAGTCTTGAACATTTTCAGAACCTTTCGTAATGGAATCGAACCTATCGAACTTTGCCGCAACCACGACGTTGTGGTGGCGGCCCGTACGGGAATCCAAACAATCAGCGGCAACCAACCTGACGGACATACTTCGCAGCGATGGCCTTCGCTTGCTTCAGCGAGCTAGAGCAACCAACCGCTCGCATCGTCATCACCGAGGGGTCGGTCGCACAGTGGAAGTGGTGGTGAACGAGGAACCGATACTTCGCGGGCACACCGATGCAGTGCTGGATCTCGACCACTTCATCAAGACCAAGCTCGGACACATAGCAATCGTCTTCGATCATCGGGTTGCAGGATTCGCGGAACTGCCAGACCATCTTGTTGCTGTTGTTGTTGGTGATCATCGTTCTTTCTTCTTTCTTCTGTTGTTGTTGGTTTCTGTCACACTCGTACGCATTCGCAGGTGGCGGCCCGAACGGACCGATCACGCTCACTCGTCACAGATCGAGTTGCTGACCGCCTCGATCGCAAGCTTCGCTCTTTCCAGCAACCGCATCGTCAACATCGCATCAGCACTCACCCGTCCGCTCACGGACCGTCGCGAGTCGATGATCGCTTGGAGCGTGTCCATCACTTCATCAAGATCACCGAGTTCGCTGAGGTGTGAGGTGTTGTTGGCCATCGTTTGGGTTCCTTTTCTGAGGGTGTTTGAAGGGGCCTTTGTAAGTATCGGGAAGAATGGCCTTCCCGATTGATGAATTGTACCCCTATCGCAAATGTAGGAAAAGCCCTGTTTTCAGGCTCAAAACCTCGTTTTTTGAGATTTTTTGCCCCTGTTTTGGGCCGAGTTGGATGGGGTGAAAACCCCTGTTTTGGGCCGCAAAACCCTAGTTTTTTGGTTCAAGAATGGTTCTAGAACCTGCCCGGTGAACAATGGTTCATGGGCCTAGGTGGGGGCGGTGAACTTGTGTTCAACCGGCCTTTTTGGGGCGTCCCATGCCGTCTTTTCGCTTGAACTTGCGGAGCGATTTGCGGTCAATCAGCAGAAGCCGCTTTCCGAAACGCTCGCCAGCCAAGGTGCCGCCGTTGTAGAGCATGCGGATGTAGGCTGGCGTAACGCCAGACTCCGCTGCGGCTTGTTTGCACGTTATGAGCATTACCGGCCCTGCTTGTATTTAGCGAGCGATTTGGCATCAACGCCCCACACAACGTCTGTGATCTTCCGGCCAGCCAGTTTCTTGGCCCGCAGAAGCCTAGTGACGTAGGAGCGTGTGACGCCAAGCATCTTGGCGGCATCAACGACCGGGATGGCGTTGTCGTCGGATTTCGGCATGGCGGCAGTCAACGTGTTCATACATGGCAAATGTACGCGACCCAATATCGCGTGTCCAGTTATTCCGATCATGCCAGCCTTGACCGAGGCCGTCCGGCGCGGGTCGGGTCGCGCTCGGCGTGTTCCTCGATGTTTTTGGCGACGGCGGCGCGGCTGACGGCCCAGGCCCGCCCATTCAGTTGGAAGCCTTCTAAGTGTCCACGCTTGATCAAACGCAGAACCCAAACATCGGTGCAGCCCATCATTTCAGCGGCCTTCGGCACCGAGATCCAATCAGTAGCTTTCGCCATGTTGTTCCGCCTCCCGTACTATTGGGTGCAGGACAAGCCCCAGCCTTTTCGGGAAGGGGCTTGCTGGTTGGAATCCCCAACAGGATTCCAACCTTCGTCAATGGCGGGGACGCCATTGAACTAAAGCAGGACCAACGGTGCGGCGGCCAACCGCTGCGACAAGCAGAGACGCTACACGCGCAACAACTAGAACGACCAATACGAGGGGAAGGTGGACTACCCCCCCCTCCCACCACATGAGGTATATCCTCAGCTTGCACGGATGTAAGCCAAGATCAAAACTTGGGGTACATCATGCTGCTCACAGTGTTTCTAGATACTGTCTACGTCCCGCTAAGGCTTCGGGGGAGATCCCAGGAAAGCGTCAGGCTGCTTCGGCATGCGATCAAGCAGTTCAGCCTATGGCTAGGACGAGATGCAACTCTAGAAGACTTCGACGATCTTGTTGTCGCCAGATTTCTTCTAGCAAGATCTTCAGCAGTGGCTCCAAACTCAGTGGCCCGAGAGCGGTCTGGAATCGTTGCGATGTGGAACCTAGCCCAGGCTCGCGGGCTAGTAAGGCTGCGGCCGTGCGTCCAGGCAGAGGTTCTGCCAGAGAAAACACCTCGTGCTCTAACGGCAGACGAGCTTGACGCACTTGTTGCGAGCGCAAGGCTTGCCCAAGGATGGATTGGGCCTGTTCGTGCGGCCACGTTCTTCTTGGCCCTAATCGGAATAGGCTTTTACTCAGGCGAGCGCATAGCGGCCATGCTTGCCATCCCAAAAGAAAACTGGCGTCGTCCGTGGATAACAGTCCCGCCTCGTTCTAGAAAAGGCGGCAGGCAGGAGAGGATTTACGAGCTTCCGCCCGACGTAGCAGACATCGTGGACGAGGCAGCAAAGAACGACGGGCCTTTTGTTCTGTGGTTTCCGGCTTCTGACACAGCACTTCGCAAAAGGTGGAAGGTCATCACCAAAAGGGCTGGGCTTGGTGACGAGAGGGAAGTGCAGTTCCATGTTCTGAGGAAGTCAACGGCAAGCCACTTAGCTGCGGCTGGAGGCGATGCAACGACGTACCTGGGCCATTCGTCGGACAAGGTGACAAGGAAAAGCTACCTGGACCCTAGGATCACGGGGGCAGGCAAGCCAAAGATCTGGCAGATGTTGCCTCACCTGTTCAGCAGACGCGAGCCAAATCCGCCTGCAGCTTGAGGCACGCAGGCGGCGGCGAGGGTGAAAGGTGGGAAAGCCCCTCGCCGCCGCAGCTGCGGCCTAGGTCAATCATGCGGTTGATACCAGTAGGGCTTTGCAGACTCAACCTGACGCGCCAGCAGGCTGAGCAGTCTCTGCCGCTCGTACAGCAACCGAATCACATCAGCAGCCAGAGTCCCGCTGGTGCCAGTGTACGCACCGCTGAACCTGCGGGCGCGATGCTCAATCTGTGCGAGGTCGTCGTCGGTGAGCGGCTCAGCCACGTTTGTTTTCCTCTTGGTATAGCACCAGTGCCAGCAGCGAGTACGATGCGAGGTCGAGCAACGTATCTTCGACGCCTTCGAAGTGGAGCTTGCCAGTTGCGTTGAACGTGGCGAGCCGCGTCACCTTGTCGCTGAGTCGAACCATCGCCGCCTTGAAGGCCGGGATGCCGACAAACTTCGCACCGTTGCGGATATTGGCGAGCGGGTCGTTGCCTGTCGGGCATCCGTAGTCGGAACTCTTGCTCAGGTGCAAGTCGCGGATTGTGTCGAGCAAATCGAGAAACTTCTGCGACGTTGGGTGGATCGCCCCGGCCATCAGCGAGTCGCCTGCGAGCCGCATCGCGTCCTCCTCGTCATCGTCGCTGTCATCCGGCTGCGGGAACGGCATGTCGGCGGGCAAGTCGATAGCCTGCGGCTGGCATTTCCCTCCGTCGCAGCATCCCCCAGCCAACCGTGTTTCGACGGCGTGGCGTAGTTCCGAATTGGCAAGCAGCATTTGGTCAAGGCTCATCGGTTTCCCTTTCGTAGATCGCGGTCGCAATAC